CACCACCCCCCAACCCCCCTACCTCCCTCTCTCCCCCATGAAAAACATGTGTTTTTCCAGGAGACAAAAGAAGATAAGAAAGCTGGAGAGCAGTAGGCAAGTGGGGGAGAAAATACATAAATACTTTAGTATTTCGCCCATATGGTCTAAGATAATAACGATTAACGTGGACAGTTATTCTTTGAGACGGGCTCCATCATAGAATATGATATACCATATTCTACAAGACTATCTTAGATTATATTTTTGTGTTATATGTGTTGTAAAAAGTTACAAAAGTACTTTATGGGTAGAGATATAGAATATACCCTACCCATATTGTAGAAATACACATTTACTGAAATTGTTAGTGTTGTAATAATTTACAACTATTTACCTGCTAGGGTTCTTAAATTAGCAGTGAGTTTATCTTGAGCAGACATACCACCACCAAATGCGGAAATCATACCACCAATCTTAGATAATAAGTTTTGGTTGTTTTGACCTAATAATCCTTGGACTGATTGTAAGATATTACCGATATCGCCATTTTGGTTCATTGCTGCTTGAGATCCTGCAGGAGCTTGTTGTCCACCTGCAGTGTTAGTAGCAATTTGACCAAGCAAGGAGATGATAGCTTGTAATAACTGCATAATTTGCTCTGGCGTTAAGCTACCAGTTGCTGGCTGTTGGTTGATATTGATATTAGCAGTATCTCCAGTAGATTGTGATTGTGCGGATTGTTTTTGTCCATAGTATGCAGATACCCCAGACAATAAGGAATCCCAAATACCAGAACCTTTACCGTAATCAGATTTCTTCTGCTTCTTAGCATAAGCTGCAGCAGCTTTAACTGCACCATTACCCTCAATCTTAATCTGTTTAGCTTTACTAATACCTTTAGCTCTACCATACTTACCAGCACCGTAGTCTAATGAAGAGTCTCTAAGAATATCTGCTTGAGATCTTGTAGCACTACCTGTAGCAACAGCACCTTGACCATCACCGCCAGTAGCGATATAACCATTGATATTCTCAGCACCAAAGTCACTAGCAATATCACCTTTAACGATAAGATTACTACTAGAAGAGTTACCCCAATAACCACCTTTACCATCAGCAATAACTACATGGTCAGCTTCAGCATCACTAGTCAAAGTATTTATTAACGCTACGTCACCTTCATTACCACCAGCAGATGCAGGTTTAAATGAATAAGGTTTATTTTGCTTAGATTGCTCTTCTGCATTTGGTACATACATATCGATTTGTTTTACACCAGCTTGCTCTAGGTACTTATTAACGAATGTAGTACAACCGTTATTACCGTAACCTTGGCTATTAACCATAGAGTCAGCCCAGTTAGAAGCTGCTTTAGTGTTGCCACCACCAACAACTCCACCGAATGCGCCACCAGCACCGCCAGCTGCACCTCCAGGAGTTCCGAAGAATGCGTTATATGCTTGAGTAATCTTATCCCCAGCATCACCGAAAATAGCTTTCATTAATAAATTACTTTGACCACCAGAAGCACCGCCAGCTGCACCTGCAACTCCACTAACGACACCACTGGAAGAAACGTTGCCATTAGAACCAGCGATTGCACCATCATTAGCATAAGCCTCTTCAGCCCAATCTAAACGTTTTTGAATCGCTTCTCTACTATCACTAGATATTTCGTATTCTTTATGGAATAGATATGCTGCATCAGCTGCACTAGCACAGTTATTCAAGCTATCAGTAAGACCCATTTTATTACATTCTTGAGCAATGTAAGAACATTGTACACCTGGGTCGGATGAGGATTTGCCATTAGCTTGAGCAAAATCAGCCAAACCTTGTTGGCGACCAGCATCTGTCCATTGACATAAACCATAACCAGTGGAGCCATTTACAGTAATTTCTGAAGCAGTTCCACCGCCTTCAACGATATTAGGAGTTAATCCAGATTCTTGCATCATGTTACCAAGGATACCACAAGCAGCAATCTTATTAAAACCTACCTGCATAAGCATTTGAAGAAGTTGTGGACCAGCGCCACCAGCACCTCGACCGAACTTACCAAAGCCCCATCGAGGAATGAATGATTTACCCATACCATGACGACGAAGAGCATTCTTAGAACGTCCACGTTTACTAATACCAATAGCCGTATCAGTATTATTTAAAACGCTGCCTAATGGATAACGTAAATCATCATCAGGTTCTTCAGGGTCTTGAATAGTTACAGTATTAGATCTAGGATCATATCCAGTAGCAGTTACATAGTGAGGATTAGGACCAAATGGATGATCAGCAGATAAGTTACCATTACGACTCTTACCAGATAATACTACAGAACCACCACTCATCAAGCTATCAGCTACACCAGACTTAGATAAGTTAGATGCATCCATACCTTGAGATCTAGCATAAGAAGTAAAGAATCCTGGTTTAGTACCATCATTAGATTCTTTATAACCATTCTTAGCGGCATAGTTTACTGCAGATACAGGATCTACACTACCCATACCATGTTTAGCAGCTAGGATAGCATTAACCCCGGCTATAGGACCACAACCAGAGTCTCCGATAGTTTGACCAGATGCTTCATTAGCATTTTGATAAGGTAAATTAGCAAACATTGGGTCAGTTTGTTTGAAGAAACCACCCATACCATATTTACCTTGACCTGTTTTAGATGCTTGGTTCCCAGTAATACGTCCCCATGCAGCACTAGCTATATTTTTAGCACCAGTAACTGCTTTTCCAGGAAGACTAGTTAACCATGCCGCCTCGTTAGAAACGAAGTCCCATGCATTCTTAGCTCCAGTAGCAACTTTTTGACCAATACCACCGATATCGATACCTTTGGATTTGAGCCATTGGTTAGCACCCTGTACCATATCACCTAAGAAACCTGTAACTTTACCTACGGTATTCTTAACTGTTTCACCAACAGATTTCATTCCGTTAACTACTAATTCACCAGCTTTACCAAACATAGTCAAGATAGGTTGAGCTTTATCAGACAACCACTCTACACCAGTCATAGCTTTACCGCCAATGTATAATAACTCATTACCTATAGCGCTAGCTGTAGATGTAGCAGCACCTTTAGCTTTATCCCATACATATTGAGCTTCATTAGTAACTTTACCAGCAAGATTAGCAGCTACACTCTTTACAGTTTCTTTAGCATTACTAATCTTATCACTAACCCAGTCTTTAGCATCTTCATAAGTTTCTTTAGCTTTATCTAAAAGACCTTTAGCAAAGATATCATTATATTCCTTAGCTGTAGAGATTTTAGATGGAGCACCTTTAGGGTGAGTATCAGGATTATCATTGTACTCTTGAATACGACGTTTAATATCTTCACGGAATGGTGTCATATCGTAGAATAGACCACCTAAAACGTTAAAGATATCTTGCTCATCAAGAAGACCTAATAATAAATTACTAATAATTCTGGATGCGCCAGCTATGATTTTAACACCAGTATCTACATTAGCATCGTAAGCTACATCGGCAATATTATACCAATCAGATACACCGCCAATGATACCAGATATTATATCATAAGCGATCCACACAGCACCGACACCAGCACCTACAGCTAATGCTTTAGACGCTAATTTTACAATAGCACCACCAGCACGTTTAACTAAAGTACCAGCAATACGTTTACCAGCTTCACCAGCCATCTTAGTAATTCGACCAGCCGCTTCTTTATTAGGCATTACGCTAGTAATCTTATTGAGCATGGAAGTTACTCCATTAGAAACCCAAGAGAATATTTTAGCAGTTACACCTTTAGAAGACTCAGCAACTTTAGTTGCTTTATTAGCGACTCTAGAAAGTTTAGATTCGTTTTTAGCAGCATCTTTAGCTACATCAGATCCGCCACCAACTTTATCCCAAACTTTACCTGTAGCATAATCAATAGCCATCCACTGAGCACCCTCAGCAGCAATATCACCTACAGAGAAGCCTTCATTTTCAAGCTCCTGTGGGTTCATATTAGATTGGTCGTAATTTGTTCCTGTAGGAATTTCACCAGTCCCAGATGCACCATAATTAAGGTCATTAGGATCCATAGGTTCAGCTGCATCAGCAGTCATAGAGTTTAATGCATAATCTAAACCCATAGTTGCAGCGATAGATGCAGCTAATTTTGTTTTAGCACCACCGAATCTGCTAAAGAAACCACCAAGCTTACCTTTAGGTTTACCAGGTTTCTTTACAGGAGTTTTACCAGGAATATGTCCAGGAGATATATCACCACTTAAACCCATACCTTTAGAAATTTGACTTCCTCGAGCCATCATTTCCATAGCAGCAGCTGCACGAGTCATTGCATTAGCAGCAATAGTCATCTCAGTTTCAGTCTTCTTAGAAGATCCTCTAAACCAACTGAATAGACCTTTACCCATAGAGAAGATAGTTTTACCTACATTAACTAGAGGCCATACTGCTTTAGCCATAAGACCACCAACAGCAACAGTACCGATTAATTTAGATACTACACCAACCTTAGGGTCAGTAATAAAGTCAGCCATACTAGAGAATAAATTCTTAGTAATTTGAGGGACAACTTCAGTAACTACAGATGAAATTGAATCTGCAATAGGTTTAGAGTTTTCTTTTACGGCTTCGATAATAGCAGGCATTGCTTTGATCAATTGTGGGGCAAATAACCCTACAATACCAGCACCAGCTACACCCTTACCTAGATTCATTAATAAGCCGCCCATAGATCCACCAAGACCTACAAGACCAGCTAATGCACCTTTAAGTTTACCGAATAAACCACCTTTATCTTTGTCTTTATCCTTACTGGATTTACCGTCTTTCTTATTGATATCATCAGCCAATTTATCGAAACGTTCATCTTCACGTTTCTCTTTAGATTCAGCCTCTTTCTTGATATCACTATTAGATTCAGTATCAGCAAGTTTAAATCCGCCATCTGTAGTCTTAACTACTTCACGGCCTTGACCATCAAAGTATTTACTACCAGACTTAGTATATCCAGATGGTAAAGTCTCATCTGCAGATGCTGCATCTCCTGGTGTAGCTATACCATCTTTATTTATCTTATATTCCCTCATGATATTATCATTGATAGGTTTACCAGAATAAATAAGACTAGCAATATTAGCTAATTGGAGATTCATCTTATCAAGATATTGTACAGATGTATCCATAGCTGTAACGATCTTATCATTAACAACTTTAGATTTTACACCAATAGCAGAGTCAACACCACGTTCATCTAATTCACTATTAACCGTAGACAAGATATCATTAGTTGTAGATCTAGAATTAAGAGCACCAGCTTCGAGTCCAAGAGACTTCTCAGTTTCTGCTTGAATCTTAGCACGTTCTTCTGCAGATATCTTTTGCATATCGGACATAGCTGTTACTTCATCATATGTCTTTTTAGCTTCTTTTAATAAGAATGCTTCAGATTCTTCAGGTAATCTATGATCTAAGATAATTTTCTCAATCTTACTCCAAGGCTCACCTTTATCTAAAGCAATAGCAATATCATCTGCACCTTTCTTAGTCCAACCGTTTTCTAGGTCACGTTTGTTACCATAGAATCTTTCTCTAGCTGATTTAATAGTGTCGACTTTATGATCATGGATTTGATCACCATCTAGCATAGCATATAGAGAGTTACGGTATGTATTTAGTTGGCCTACATTCATGCCAACTAGTTTGGTATCCATAGTCTGATATTTATATCCATCAAGACCACGTTCTTTACCACGCTCTAGACGTTCTCTTGCAGACATACTAAGAGCTGCACCTAGACCTTGCATTTGTTGACGGTCTATAAGTCTATCACCGGCTTCGCCTAATACACCGAAACCAGAAGCGACTTTACCTTTAACCCATTGAGCACCGGCTTTGATAGGTTTAAATAAAGAACCTAACCAACCAGTTACTTTAGATTTTAACGGTTTAATTACATCCTCTTCTAGTTTATGCATGAATGGTCTACCAACTGTAGACTCAATAGCTTTTCTCCAAGCATCACCGATTACATCCATTATACTTGTTTTACGCCATGCCATTTTAATTTCACCCATAAGCCCCTTAAATAAAGTTGCTGTAGGTTTTACAATAGCAGAGCCAATCCAACCCTTCTTGGTATCTGTGATAGATTTAGCAAATGCTTTGATTGGTGAAGTAAGCATTGTTTCGATCTTACCTAATACACCGCCACGACGTTTACCGTCAAAACCACGTTTACCTAACATGAAGTTTTGGAATTTATCAGAAGTAAGTAATAGACTACCACCAGCACCGAATGCGATATTAGTTAAGAAACCACCTGTAGGGTCCATAACTAAACCAGCAATAGCGCCAGGAAGCATAGTCTTATAAGATTTCTTTAAGAAAGCTTGTTGTTTCTTAGAGATGATGCCGTTATTAGCACGACCGAGTATATGACCGTCTTTGTCTTTTAACTGCGTACCGAATAATTTATCAGAGATAGATTGATTATTCTTAGCGAAGCCAATAGCTGCACCAAGCATAGTACCACCAACAGGGCCAAAGCCAGTCAATAAACCAGCAACTGAACCTACAGTACCCCATGCACCCATATCAGGAAGATACTTTTTCATTAAGGCTTGTGTCTTACGAGAGAATACACCGCCTTCACGAGCACCATCTTCGCCAATTTGACCAAATAACCACCCTTTTAATGTTTCTGATTCTTTTAAAATATTTCCAGCCGCACCAGCTAAACTGCCAATAATAGTACCGATGCCTGGAGCAAATAAAGTACCAATTAAAGCACCAGCTCCACCACCAGCAGTAGCTTTACCTGCAAGTTTTGCTGGATCCATAAACAACTGCTTATCTTTTTCTGACCAGTTTTTAAAAGCATCTGAACCTAAAGTTTCTTTAATTAAATCACCGATACGACCAAAACCATCTTTCCATAAGAGATTCAGTCTACCACGCGCAGCTTTACCCATTTTACCAAATGCAGATGTTCCGTCAGCATGTGATAAAATTTCTTGACCGTCAGCTCCAATAAATTTACGTTTTAATTTATTTTCCTCATAACGGTCTCGGCTACGACTAGCCTTATCTATATCAGGGTTGAATGGATTTTGATCAGCAGGAATAATAGCTTCACCAGGAGATACTGTAGTCAAAGAATATGCCGGTACATTTAATGTACCATTATAGTTTTGGGTTACATCTTCTTTTGCTTTATTCTCTTCTCGTTCTTTTTCTTTAAATAACTGCTCAGCTTTCTTAATACGCCGTTTAATTTGATCTTCTTCACCCTTAGTTCTAGCGTTACTAAGAGCCACATTCAATCTATCTAAAAAGGCTTTGCGAGATTCTTTACTTAAAGAAGCCATTTCCATTTCTTTATCACTACCGAAAATGTCATCTTTTACCGATGAAAATTGCTCTTTAACGGAACCGAAGAAACCACCCTTAGAATCTTCATATGATTGTCTGAATGACTCTCTATCATCCTCATCAACAAATCCACCAAAGAATTCTTTAGTATTATTCCATGCTTTTTTGGCTTTAGATTTAAATGGATCTAATATTTTCTTCTTTAAAGTATCGACTACCGTATTAAACGTCTTATCCATTTGATAAACCATACGGTTGAAGAATCCAACAACAGGTTTACCTTCTTTATCTTTAAGACCAGTATCTTGTTTAAAGAAGAATTTGTAGATATGCTTATCCACCATACCTACAGCACCAGCAACAACACTTCGTGGTGATTTATATAATGCCTTAAGAACGTTTTTAAATTTATCGGCAGCTGTAGCAGATTCATCTCCAAATATTTCATCTAAAACATTTGTACCATCAGGTTTTAGGTCATCATTAGAATAATCTACATCATCTGCAGATTCAGCCCATGTATTTTCATCACCAAGTATGGGTACATCTCCATCATCTGATGATGATTGTGTTTTAGAATCGGATGATGTATGTGCTTTATTAGTATTAGAACCCCGTTTGTATTTAGATTTGGTAGTTTTTGCTTTACGTTTTCTTCCACCAAAACCACCAGAGAATTCTCTTATACCTTTAAGCTCTTCCCATATATTTTTTAAATAATATATAGCACCATTCCCATCAGAATCGGTCAATAAGCTTACTCCAGTAAGGTTCCCACCTTTACCTTGCTTACCTGCAAAATTTTGAGAGCCATCAAACAGTTTAAGCATAGTATCATGAGGGGTGTTTTCAATAGATGACATCATCCTATTAAAGCTAGATATCGCATCATATACTTCTTTAGTAGCAGTTGACATATCAGCATTATCCCATGCTTTATTTGCAACGTCTTTATATTTACCATTATATCCACTAATAGTTTGATTTTTATAGAAGTATTCGGCTAACTCTTCTAAGAATTCTTTCTTACTACCTATAGCATCAATATCTTTAGTTACACCACCAGTAATGGCACCTTTTTCCATTTGGGTTTTAAATTCAGAGAGTGCTGATGATTTAGTATATTTTTCCATCTCATCTTTACGCTCTTTAATTTTAGCCATAGTAGTCCATTTACCTGAATTATAGTCGTATACTGGAGCGGAATTACCTGTTAACGCAGCCTCAATTCTAGCCAAGTGACCAGGAATAACGTCTATAATTGCTTTCTTAGTTATACCATCAAATGGTATTGGTCCTTTTTCGAATTTATCTGTTTTAAGACCAGTAACCATTTGTTGTCTAGCACCAAATATACGCCCTATGATACCAGTAATGCCATCACGTTCTTGCCCAGCTTTATGGAGTTCTGCAAGCATATGTGAGAATGTACCAGATAAGGTCTTATCTAGTTTTTTCATTTGAGCACGAACATTCTTCCCAATTATACCTTGACCAATAGCAATAGGTATAAAAGATAATGGGTTAGATAGCATCATCTTTAATTGATCTGGTTCCATACCTGCAAGGATACCAATAGGTGATGCATCCAATTCATCTTGTGCATTCTTTTTAATATTAGTAAAGTATGCTGATAAATCAACTCCACCATTAGAACCCATGATATTAGTAATATCAAACTTCTCTTTACCACGTTTCTCTGCTTCTTCTTTAGCTTTTAGTCTAGCTTGGAAATCATGACGTTGCATATCTAGCATTTCTTTTAAGATAGCATTATTTTCACGATTAAGCTGAGAAGACTCTTCAAAGTATTTACGAGAGTTCTCTAAGTGAGCCTGTAAGTTACCTTGATTAAATGCCATGATATTATTTAAAGTACCATGCATACCTAATAGGTTATTATTTAACCCAGAGAATAGTTTCTCTTGTTGGGCAAACATAAGAGCTGTACTTTGACGTACTGTACCAGCCACATGCTCTGCACTTTTTACTGTAGCGCCAGCAATAGCATTTGTACTAGCAGCAGTACTAGCTTCTATAGTTTGTATTGTGGCTTCAGTATCATGATCAAGACTAGGACTATCGTCAGAATCCATGGAGAAATCATCATCGAAATCCATATCAAAATCATCCATACCCATTGACTTCATCATTAAGTCATCACCACGTTGCTGGTTATAGAAATTACCAGTTTTGAGGTCTTCTAAAGCAGATTTAAACGTATGGTCACCTACTTGATATAGGCCCGTGCCAGTAATCATTTGACCGGCACGTTTGACTGTAGTTTTATAATCCTTGACACCATGGTAAACGCTCTTCATTGTATCGGCATTAGTAGATAAGAACTCTGAAGCTGAAGGCATTTCAGCTTTAATAGTATCCTCTACTGTAGCAAATACTAAAGATTTACCTAGGTTCTTTAGATAGTTAGTAATTTTAACTTTTGCCAAGAGTGTATTCCTCCTTTCTTGGATTAATGGTGTGTTCTGAGAGACGGCAAATACCCCATATAGGACAGTGCCTATATGGGGTATAGCTTGGAGTTAAGTTAGAATAGGGGTTATTATTAACTATAAGAGGAATCCTACCTAGATAGTAAGGTTGGCTAGAGGTATGGTAAGCACCCTACCATCTAGGAAGAAATTCAATGTGAGTATAATTATAATTGCACGTATTCTTGGCGATGGCATTATACTTCTACTCACTATTTTGTTATAGTTATATTATTTTTTTACCCAAGCTGGGCAAGGGTTTTGAACTTTGATACTTTCATAACCAGGAACTTTGACTTCAGTTTTAACATAGATAGCTTTACCATCTTTGTCGATGCCTTCTTGTTTAGGGAAAGAGCGAGTAGAAGCTTGTACATCTTTGAAAGATAATGTAATATTGGATTTTTCACGGCCACCTAGTTTGAAAGTACGACCAGTATTACGCATATATTCGAATGGGAAAGTTTTAACGATGTTTAACATACGTTCAGCGTCTGCTTTCTTAGCTTCATAACCAGCAGCCAATACAGTAGCTTCTTCTTTAGAGATTTTAGTTGTAGAAGAGATAGCATTAGCCAAGATATTACGGTAGTCATCAGCGATACATACTTCACCGACTTTACCAGTAGAATCATATACGCCAACTTTAAAATCAGTGTCGTTAAGCATAGCAGCCATTACACGTGCTTCATCTTTATTAGATGCAGAAGCATGTTTCAATTCAGCTTTGATTTGACCCATTAATTCTTTTACAGTATTCATTGTTTGTTTCCTCCATAAAGAAAATTAGTTTATTATAAGTCTTATAGACGTATAAACATTGATCTTACTTTTCGTTTCCCCTTGTTTTTGAGAAACTCATTCAATTCAATAGGAGAGCTCTGATTTAAGAAATCAATAAAGCTCATATTTCCCGATTCTAACGTACCCTTTTTACTCTTATCAGTCATAACTGTACCTCACTTAGGCTATATAAGATTAATAACCTGTTTATCTAGTAATAATTTATTAAAAACATAAAAAGCCCCTATAGGACATCTAAATCCTATAGGGGCCTTTATGTGTGATCAAGTATATTTTAAGTTATGAATATCATAACCCTGACATGCTATTTGTGGTAGTTAGCTGATTTGTTTATATTAATCATATATACGGTTAGTATATTTTTTGGGTTGAAATTGAAGACCCTACCACAGGGATAGCCGAAGAAGAATGAGTAACGTCGTATAAGATACCTATAATTGTTTAATACTAACTGTTTAATCCCCTTACAACTTCAGGGTCTAATTTATAACTAAAACCAATCAACTGTGTGCAAAATAGAGGGTTTAATAATGTGATACACTATTACACATTTTGTATGTCTTGACATATATTATACAGAGTATGGTAACTATATAAAATATTTTTTAATTAGACCCTATGGTCTTTGTGTAGATAAATAATTTGATTGATATATAATTATAACGTTTAGAACCTAAGTGATATTCATTACTCCAATGGATCGTACAGTATTAAATAATACAACTAGCTTATATTATTTACTCTATATGAGTGTTAGGTGAAATTTAGACTCTATAAGAGTACACCCTCAACAGGCTATTAAACGAATAATATACTCAGAATTAACAAAATTGGAGGTTATTAGAATGGCTATCTTAATAGACCGTATACAGCCTTTACGATTAATAAACTCTAAGTTTTATACCCCTATCAATAAGAAGAATAAACGTTTTGGTAGTTGTATATTTCTTATGGCTAAATCTTTCGATGGTGTAAAAGATATAATGGAATCTCCATTGATTGAGAACTTATCTATGTTTAGTTCATACTATGTAGAACCAAACTATGGCTATTATATCACACCATTAAGACAAGTACAAACTGAATCTGGTGAGTTACTAGATTACCAACCAGATTTAGATATTGTACGTGAAGGGCAGTCCATTATCAATGAAGACTATATCCAAACTAGCGATCAATTGATTCTATTTGGTGAATCCGTAGAAGGTCCTATGACTAATAAACGTCTAACTCAAATGCTACATAGAGAGCGTTTTAGAAATAGGAAAGAAGTCTTAGCATACTATGAAACTATTATGGAAAAATTTCCTAATATAACTATGACTAGACTAACCATTGATAAATATATGAATAGAAATTTATTCTATGACTTGACTTATTATACAGATGCATTCTTTACGAATAAGTATAATAAGAAATTCCCTAAAGATTATGGCACTGATATCTTATTTACATTAATGGCTAGATTCATTAATGATAAACGACTTAGCTCATATACTAAGAAGACAGTTATAGTTCCAGTACATGATTGGGGTAAAGATGCTGACCTATCTAGTTTATTTAGTATCACTAAAGATATCAATATCTTCTCTATTATAACTAGATTATATACCACTAGTTCATATGAACTAGAATACTTTAAAGGGGTTGATTTTATCTTCTTAGGTAAAACTGGATGGTTTAAAGTCAACTTTGATGATTTTGATAATTATGCTATCTCAAAGTTTAAACAAAATATCCGCAAACTGATTATGAAAGAACCAGTTGAAGATACGGAACGTGAAAACAAAGAGGAGATCAAAATCAAAGTTGCTGATGCTATCGAAAGACAATCTGGTATCCAAATTAATAATGTAGACGGTTCTAAATCTAATATAATTAAAGACGTTAGAAAAGCTGATGTGGTTGATATAGATAAACCTAAAGAACCAGAAGCAAAACCATTAGACCCTGAATCTTCTAAAGAAGAAGAGAAAGCTCAAGAAGATTTATCTAATCAGCTTAATGATATTGTAAATGCTTCTTCAGATGAAGCAGAAGCTATTAAGAAAGCTGAAGAAGAAGTCAATCTTAAAGTAGCTTTACTTAAAGCACAAGAGACAAGACATACTACAATAGATATATCTCAAGCTAGACGTAAACGTATGGATTTATTGAATGATAAGTTCTTAAAGTCTAGTCTTAATAATAAACCTATATCTCAATTACTTGAAGATAGTGCTGAGCAACCGTTACGTACTACAGATATCCCTCAAGTAGAATCTATTGACAATCAATGGGAAGGTTTAAAGAAAGTCAACTTCGATAAACAGTATGACTTAGATTCTGATATAGTTAGAGCTATTTATGCATTCTCTGAAAATAAGACAATCCCTATGTCTATAATTAAGATAGATAAAGATGATACATCTACATCAGAAGATTCTATCTGGACATATCGTGTACAACTAGAGGATGCTAATGGTACTAGACATAATCTTACATTCGATGTACCTAAGTTGATAGATAATCGTTTTATGCGGTTACGTGGTAATGATAAAACTATATCTGGCCAATTAATCAATATCCCTATAGTTAAGACTGGCCCAACTACATCTCAGTTGGTTACTAACTATAATAAGATTATGATTAATAAATATGGCCAACAGGGTAAGTCTACTAACTTGACTGCAGCAATAATCAGATCTTTATATAAAATCTTAGAAAATAAATATAAAGGTTGTACCACTATCAAGAAGATCACTACTGGATCTAACTTGAAAATTACAGCTAAATATATTCTCCCTATGGAATATATTGATATGGCATCCCAATTCTCTTATATTGAGTTTAAAGATGGTACTAAGATCTTCTTTAACCAAGATGAGCTACGTAATGCACCTGAATATAAAGACCAATCTGAAGGTATACTAGCTTATGGTATCAATACTAAAGATAAGACTATACTGGCAGCTGAAGATGATGATGTAGTTACCATGATTAATAGTAAGCTTATGTCTGATGAAGCATTCCAAGAGCAGTTTAAGAAATACTATAAACAAGGTAAAACTGTAGCACACTCTAGAGCATCTATTAACCAAATGAATATTCCAGTTATTTGTGTAATGGCTTATTCTGTAGGTCTATCTGAGGCTTTAAATAGAGCTAAAGTACAATGGACAGTTCAAGAGAAAAGACCAACTGTAGATAAAAATTATATTAAGTTCAAAGATGGTTTCTTAACTTATGATAGCTCACCAGAGACTTCACTATTAGTATCTGGTTTATTCGAAATTAATACTGAAGACTATACTATATCTGAGACTAATGGTGTAGCTATGTGGTTAGATGTATTGGATCAATACGGTGGTAGAATTAAAGCCAATGGTTTAGATGCATTCTATAACTTAATGATGGACCCTATCACATGTGATGTATGTAGAAAGTATAATCTCCCAACTGATTATATTACAGCATTAGGTTATGCTAGTAGTCTATTAGCAGATAATCAGTATAATAAGCATACTGATATTACTGGTAATCGTTTCCGTACTAATGAACGTATTGCTCACTTTGTATATAAGTCTTTAGCTACATCATATCAATTATTCTTAGCTGAATATAAAAATGGTAGAACTGACAGCAAGATGTTTATCAAACGCTCTGCTGTAATAGATCTCACTTTATCTGATTCTACGGCATCTGATTTGAGTATCTTAACACCATTGCTTGAAATGGAAACTGCTAATACGGTTACATTTAAAGGGTTATCTGGTTTGAACTCTGATAGATCTTATAATCTAGAGAAACGTACTTATGATAAATCCATGGTTAATAAACTAGCAATGTCTACAGGCTTTGCTGGTAATGTAGGTATTAATAGACAGACTACTATTAATATGGCTATTAATGATACTCGTGGTTATATCTACAATAATAAGAACGAAGTATCTAAGATGAATGATGTTAATACTCTATCTATTACAGAAGCATTAACTCCATTAGGTACCACACATGATGATCCATTCCGTACAGCTATGACATTTATTCAAACGTCTAAACATGGTATGAGAACTAGACGTAGCGATCCATTATTGTTAACTAATGGTGCAGACCAAGCATTACCATATATGACGTCTGATACATTCGCATTTAAAGCTAAGCATAATGGTGTAATTGCAGAATTAACTGATGATTATATGATCGTAAGATACATAGATCAAGGTATAGTTGAACACGTTGATTTACGTAACCGTATAGAGAAAAACTCTGATGGTGGTTTCTATGTAAATCTTAAACTAGATACTGATCTTAAAGTTGGATCTAAAGTTAAAGCTGGAGATATTATAGCTTATGATAAATCTAGCTATTCTGATAACGTTGGTACTGGTAACTTATCTTATAATATCGGTACTTTAACTAAGATCGCTATTATGAATACAGACGAAGGTTTCGAGGATAGTGCTATCATCTCTGATAAATTATCCGAAGATATGACATCTGATGTATTATTACAGATCGATGTAATGGTCAATAAAGAAGATACTGTAGACTTTATTGCTAAAGTAGGAACTCAAGTACAAGAGGGTGATACTTTATTTACTTATCAAATTGCTTCTGATGATGAGACATCTAATGATATCTTAGCTAAACTTAAGATAGATGGTGATGAAGCAAATGATTTAGGTAAAGTTAAAATCAAATCCAAAGTTACTGGCGTACTTCAAGGTATTAAGATTTATCGTACTAATGAATTAGAAGAATTATCTCCTACATTACGTAAGACTGTAGAAGAGTACGAATCTAAAATCAATAAAACTAAGAAGCATCTTGAAAAGATGAATATATCCACTAAGGAATATGACTCTACTGGTAAGCTTCCAACTACAGGTAAACTTAAACATGCTGAAGATAAAGTGCGTATAGAGTTCTACGTTAAATACGAAGATACTATGGGTGTAGGTGATAAGTTAGTATACTACTCGGCTCTTAAAGGTGTAGTAAAATCTATCTTCCCTAAAGGCAAAGAGCCTGTAAGTGAATATCGTAAAGATGAAAAAGTACATTCGCTTCTTGCTGCCCATTCTGTAAATGGTCGTATGGTTGCGTCTGTACTTCTTATGGCAGCTGCTAATAAAGTTCTTATTGAACTTAGTCGACATGTAAAAGATATTATGGACATCCCTTGGAGCCCTGAACTATAATATAAGATTAACCCACTAGGTCTGGAAATTGGCCTAGTGGGAACATCTTATTAAATTTTTATTTTTATTATTACGGGAGGTAATACATATGCCAACTATCGATAATACAACCTCTGAAAAAAAGGTTGAGTATAAAGTGTATGTCAATACAAGCAAAAAACCTTTATATGTACGTGAGACTCCAGATGATCGTGGTCTTATGCGTGCATTCGTACGTCCAGGTGAATCCGTAAATATTTACGAATTTGCTCCTGGTATTATTTATGCAACTCCACCAGAAGTTCCTAAAGAACGTGAAGGTGTTTGGGGTCGTGTTAGTGAACCAAATAAAGCTGAACGCTGGGTACGTATCGCTTCTACATATGGTACGTTTGATTATTTAGAAGAAGACACTTCTAATATCTCTCAATATCCACCAGTAGATTATCGTACGTTGAAATATAACGATATCGTTGGTATTAAACCAGGTTCTGTAAATGCTTATGGCCAAAAAATCGCTAAAGAGCTTTGCTTACCAAACTGCTATCATGTAGTTTATATGCTTGACTCTTCTCGCAAATTGACACTATTAGGTCATAAAGTTAAAAATGGTATTAACCAATGGATTCCAACTAAAACATTGGTTATGATTAAACAATATGACCCATATGCTAAATACAATAACTCTAATGCTGATGGTATGTATGCCAAAGCACGTGCTAAAGCCGAAGAGGATCCATATCGGGGAAAATAAACGGGGAAGCTGCACTGCCCCTGGATATTTACTTCAAAGTGGCATCTTCTGCTACCGATATGGCAGATAAATCATTAAATAACTTACGTAATGAGGGTTTGGACGGTATCGGTGGAGATGCCACCAAACTCAAGAAAGCTATGGCTGCTGTACTCAATTCTAGTAGTACAGAGAAACTTGCTATGGGTAAACCATTTAACCAAACAGACTTAGCGAACTATAAAATGTTTACTGAAGCAGCTGAACGTCTTGGTACAGATAAGATGACTGATGGTGAAATTGAGTATTATCGTATGGCCAAAGAGATATCTAACTATAGTGGTATGAGTGCTCAAGAACAGGCTACAATTCGCCAGAAAGCCGCAGAAGTTTCTGCTGGTTATTGGGGTACTGGTAGTGCTGAAAACCAAAAGATGATTAAAGGTAATATTGTTACTGAGTTAGGTGTAGCTGGTACAGCTGTAGACTATTCTAATGGTAGTGCCAAGAATGCTAACGCCAGCCCAATCAAATCTGTAGCAGGTCAAGGCAATGCTGGTATGACTTTAGAGCAAGGCTACAAGGCAGGTAGAGATGCTATTATTAAGAACTCTGGTAAAGATGTAGCAGCTGGTCAGAAACGTGAATATGATGATTCATTAGCGTCTACTGAAGAGATGGCAGCAGCTACAAACTTTAATGCATATAATATCAATATGCATGAGTTTGATACAGCCCAACTATATCGTGTATTCGGTATGCCATATCAATGGATGGACATAGCTGATAGACGTATACCTGGAACTAATATTGGTAGAACTTTTGGTGCTAAGATAGCATCTAAAATACCATTATTAATTCTTACCCCTGGACTACCTGAATTCTTAGCTGGTTATTCTAGTAAAGAAAAGAATGCTTTGATTCAAAAGTTATCTGGCGGTGCTGATGGTATCTCTTTACAATCCTTAGCTGATGGTATTATTGGTAAGGGTAAAGAGACTAAATACTATCAGTTACGTTTTGCTAAGAAAGAGTATTTTACTTATGTAAATGCTATGACTAATGCTTTAGCTGCATACCTCGGTATATCTGATGAAGATTCACCTTATGGTGGTAAGATTGGTAACTTTGATTGGTCAACTTTAACATCGTCTTCATCTCTATCTAGACAGCTATCATATTATGGTGCTGTAGCATTCTATCTTAACTCTGAGACATCTATATCTGAGTCTTTTAGTAATGATACAACACAATCTCAATTAGCTGCTAAAGTAAATGAGATGTCTGGTATGGTTAGAGAGCTACAATTCATTACTGGTCTAAGTAATATCTCGTTCTATGATAATGCTAATACTGATAGCGGTAATGTAATCAATAATACAGCATCTGGTAACAATGCTGGTGATAGCATGTTTGGTGGTATCGGTTCTTTTATTGATAACTTAAAGACTGGTGCTAAAACTGTATTTGCTGGTGGTAAACTTGTATTCCCAGAAATCTGGTCAGACTCTAGTCATAGTGTAAGCTATACAGTTAATATCAAATTAACTACACCAGACTTTGATAAATATAGCTGGTTCCTAAATATAGGTGCACCACTAATCCATCTAATTTGTATGTCTGCACCAAGACAAATGGGGGCCAATGGCTATGCATCACCATTCTTAGTTAGAGCATTCTATAAAGGGTTCTTTAGTATTGATAGTGGAATGATTGGTTCTCTATCTATTACTAAGGGTACAGATGGTGGTTGGACTATTGATGGTCTACCAACTGTAGTAGATGTATCTATTGATATCAAAGATTTATATCATAGTATGAATATCATTGCTCCAGATGTAATAGGAGACTTATCTGGTAACCTATCTATGGAAAGTTCTTTGAAAAATGTAAATGCATTGACTTACTTAGCTAATATGGCAGGTGTAAATATCAACCAAACTGACATTGGTCGTGCATTTAGATTAGCTTATTGGTCCATGACTGGTCAGGCTAAACAGCTACTTTCCAATGGCCCAATGCAAGCATTAACACAATCGGTTATGAATAGAATCCTGCATATGTATAATTAATATTATATAAGAACAAAAACATCCCGATAAGACCATAAGCGTCTTATCGGGGTTTTTATTCACAGAAAGGAGGATGCTTATACGATGAAACGAAAAACAAGACACGAGAAACTTCTTCAGTATGAAGAAAAGTATGGTATTATACCTGACAATCATCAAGAAAGATTACAATATATTTCTGATGAGTTAGGTATTAATAGTAAACAGCAAGCTGAAATTATGGAAGCATATCATAATGCTATAGATGATATACAGTATAGTCATATTAAAGTTGTATTATATGAAGAACCAGAGGGTGCACCTAGACCAAGGTTCCAATTAGTTAATAGATATAACTTAGCAAATGCTGCTTTAAGTAACGGATCCTTTGTTAAAGTGTATTCCCCAACAGGTTTAGAAGATAATAGTAGTATGCGCCGTATGATAGACTCTGGCGAGCTAAATCAAATACAGCAAATGCTTTATACTCCAACTATAGTTGAGTTTAACGCTTATCTTAAAACACCACAATATTTTAATAAGAAAGAAACTGCATTAGCTGAAGTTGGTTTAATACGACCATTATCTAAACCAGACTGGGATAATATTGGTAAGAAGTATTCTGATATGTTTAATTCCAATATCTGGTTAGATGATACTCTAGTTATAGATGGTTCTGTACGAAGATTCTATTCAGTAAAACCTAGGGTTGAAATAGATATATACTTTATGGATAAAGTATATACTAAGAAACAAGCCAAAGGTATTACCAAATCCCTAGAGAATCAGGGTATATCTATGGATATAGATTATATTGTAAAGTGAGGAGAGTTTAATATGTTTAAGATGATTAATACTTGGATTAAACGAGCAATCCAAAAAATTAAAGGTAAACCTAAAGAAGAGTATGATATTTATAGTGCACCAAATGGTCCAACCTTCTATGTTCCTAAGGGTACTACACCACCAGGCGTAAATGATAACGTATGGATTAAACTTCCTGAAGAAGAACCACCTATTAAGATTAATGGTACGCCAGTACGTCCAATACCAGTTAGACCAAATCCGCCACCTAAACCTGAAGTTAAAGCTGATACTGATGGTGATGATACAGTATACAGTGTTGATAATATGCTTATGCCATTGGGTTTAGATGAGGATGATTTAAAGTTAACTAAAGAAGAAATCAAAGAAGTCGACAATAAGATTGATAATTGGTATGATAAGAAATCTGCTAATGAAACATTAAAAGATGTGGCACACAAAATCAATAAGGATAAATGTCATGATGAGCTAATCAAATGTGTTGATGAGTTCAAAGAAAAACAAAAGAACCTTAAACGTGATAAAGACATCTCTCCTATTTATGATAATACTTTACCTGATGCGGATATTCCAGATGATATTGTATTTAATATTGTTAAGGGTAATAATTTCAAACCTAAAGAAGAGAAACGTACTAAACCTAGACGTCGTCGTAGTAATAAAAAGAAATCTGGTGAAAAGAAATGAGTTTTGGTAGCGGTCAATCCGAAGAAAACAAACTAAAGGGTGATACACAGCCCCCTTATGAACAGTTTGAGAAATGTGAAAGAAAAACTTGTGTATACTTAAATAATAATGGTAGATGTATATGGGAAACATGTAAGTTTGATAATGAAGACCCTGGGTATGTACAATACTGGGACTTTGAATGTCAAGCATGCCATAAGATAGACCAACGTGATGTACGTGATATGAAACTAATGTTTTGCGATAGTTGCTTAGAGCGATTAGCTAAAGCTGAACGTTTACCATTTACTTGTATCATCTGTGGTAAAACACAATCATCTCCACCTAAGGGATTCTCTACCCCTATCTGTAATACATGTTTACGTAAGCTAAGAAACTCTGTGCATTGTAAGTATTGTGGAAATGCCTAATTAGTTATATATTATAACTATAGGAGGTAATAGACAATGCAAGAATTACAATCACGTTATAAAGCTAGTGTCGAAGGAATCATTATATCTAATATGATTCCTTACAAGACACTAAATGAATTAACAATTAGAGAGTTTGCTAATAGTGATGCTACAGGTTTAAATATCTATATTGACCTGTATCATATCTTTAGAGACTTCTATAAGAATAATATGCTTCTTATAGCTAAACATGACTTAGTGGCATATGTGACTAACTTAGTTGGTCATTATAGAGATTTTTATAGAAGATACTTTGGTGTACATACAAAGATCTTCCTAATCTATACCACAGGATATTTCCCTACAGCGGTAGAAGAACTACCAACTTATAATCAGAACTCACTGGCTGATTATGATATGGCTATAGGTATTAAGGAATATCTTGAGCATAATATGTACGTATTGAATATACTTTGTAAGTATCTTCCAGATGTATACTTTATTGAGGCTCCAGTAGACCCATCAGTATCAATCTATTCTATTATGAATGATGAGTTTGCTAGTGGTAACTATAATCCTAATATCATTCTAAGTAGATCAGTAATGAATCATCAATTGATTCCCATATCTATGACACAGACTGTACAAGTTAAACACTTGTATAGATTTGGTGAATTAGAATGCAAAGCTATTAATATCGATAACTGTGTAGCAGAATACATCAGTAGTCTTAAACGTGCTATTTCTGAACCTGATCTTATTGATACTATACCTAGAGATGCTTTAAGTTTAATTATGGCATTACTAGGGGTAAGACAACGTAGTGTAAGTGGTACAGGTATACGAACTGATAAGATTATTAAAGTAGTGCCACAATTCTTAGCACATAAGCGTACTAACTATATTAGTAGCTTTGCTGATATAGCTGAGTTATGTCAGTTATTGAATAAGAACTTAGATCCTAATAAGGTATTCAGTAACTTTAAAGCAGTTGATGTATTACATCAGTACAATAAGTATATATTAGCTGGTAAACCAGTTGAGGATATCAGATGGAATGTAAATCTAATAGATCCTGATATGGTTAAGAGTCTTAATAATAAGTATTTTACTAACCACCCATTAGATCTAACTAGATTATAATCCTCAACATTCTAGTACAAGGGCCACTATCGGTCCTTGTACTTTATTTTTTTTTTCTTGAGGTGATACATATGCAGCTCACTTATGAATATATGGCTAGGATAGACTTTAACCACCGTAGTGGTAGTAGTATTAAGTCTTATCCTATAGAGCAAGAGAATATAAAACAGATTATCATCAATAAAGAATATGATAATCTTAATATGCCGATAGTAACGGTAACTATGAGTGTCGATACAAATATAGTAGATTTGATGATCAAAGACAATAAAGACTCTACTATGGTATTGACAGTAACTAAGAAAAACACAAATACATTATCCACTACAAACATCGTAGAGGCTTATATTAAAGAAGAATGTACGTATCTTATCGAGGGTGATGTAAACCCTAATAAGAAATGGGATAATACTGCACCAACTAAAGAAGAGGCTGAAAGTAAAGATAAATTTAGACTCATCAGAGTTGGTATGGTGTCTAAACGTTTAGCTGATGCATTACAAAAGCCAGCTAACCTAACCACATATGATTCTAATATGCAAGATATTGTATTACAGCTCTTAAACAATGGTATTCCATTATTGATGGAACCATTTGATTATAAAGATACTGTACCACAGTTAATCTTATCCCCAAAAGAATCACTATCTAAGTCTATAGACTACTTAAATAATGTAAAAGTATTCTATGACACTGGTTATAGATTCTTTATGGATTTTGACAATACTTACCTAGTATCTAAAGCAGGTAAATCTGTATTACGTAAGAATGATAGATTCCCAACTATCAAAATAGACATTAAACCATTAATGAGTGATGATGGTATGGTTCGTGGTATTGAAACTGATGATAAAGATAAAGCGTACAGTATGATTGTGCCTATGAATGATACAAATTTCAATAGCGATGATTTTGTGGATAAATCTATGGAAGGTATTGCTGCTGTAGTAGATGCATCTAAACAGAAACAAGAATCTTTCTTAAAGAAGCATAAAGGGTTTGGTGGTATCTTAGGTGCTTATAAGAATATCCTTAATATTATGGATAACGTAAAAGTCTTCTCTGGACAAGTACGTAATGTAGTACAGAATATCCATAGAACTACATATGAGATTAAGGGTAGAATGATTGAAATGAAAGAGCAAGTGGATGAATTTAAAACCACATCTCTTGATCTATATAATCAAACTAAAGCAACTATAGCATCTCTACCACAGGAAGCACTACAACAGTTAGGGCAAATAGAAGATGTAAAGAATATTATTACCGAGATTAATGGTGCTAATGATAAGTACGGTAAATATATAAATAAATGTATTCCTAACTTTGATGAGTATGTAAAAGCATATACTGGTCAAATATATAATATCGAAGGTACACAAAACTATGTCGGTGGTATTAAACCTATAAACTTCCAAGATAACTTAAGTGGATTACAGACTACGTGTTGGGATTTTAAGAAAGATGCCACAAAAACTGATGAAACTCATAATAAGGGTATGGTTCAGTTCTCTAAAGGATTTGGTGGTTGGACTCAAAATATTGGTAATGTAACCAATACTTTAATTAATATGCCTGAAGAGATATCATACTGTCTTAACCCACAAGATCCGCCAGATTTGAGACACTACCAAACAGTAGACTTAAGACATTTAAAGAAATTTGAAGCACCATTTCAAGAAATGTTTACGTCTGCAAAAAGTTATAGCACCGGAATTGCTAGTGATACCAATACTATGGGTGCCTCAAACAAGCTAAATAGGAATGCTGGTGCAACGATAAAGGCGTTTGTAGATAAGGCCCAGGGTATCCCTACTGACTTCAGTCAAAAATTGCTTGAGGGAGGGAATATGGTCATTAAAGACTTTAAATCCCAAGCTGATTCTGCAAAAGAAATGTTTGTAGATAATAAGCAAATGTTTAAGAAAGACTTCAATAGTATGCGTGATACTTTCAATGTAATCAAACAAGGTGCACAATTATCTATTGATAGTTTTAAAGACTTAGGCAATATTGGTTCTGATGGTGAATCATTAGTAAGTATTGCTCTAGATACTGTAGAGACATTAGCTAAACAAAAGATTATTCGTTTACCTAATGATAATATTAATATCTTAAAGAATATTAAGCATGCTATCGAACTACAGAAATCTACTATCACAGTTCATAAACTAGAATTAGATAATGATATCTTCAATATTAATCTGAAGTATCTTATTAGTAATGAAACTGAAAAGACTACACGTAGTGGTGAGTATATTTTAGTTTCAAAACAAGAAGTATATGATAATAACGGTACTACATTCGTAGCCAATACTATTCTTACATTTAATAAACTCCCATCTAATAAAACCAAGTAGCACAAAAAGACCCCATATAGGCAATGCCTATATGGGGATATCTTTTTATTTATTTTCTGTATTTTGCTGATTATTTGATTGCTGTTGTTGGTTATTATCACCATTACCAGCGTCTTTATTATCACCGCTATAGTATTTAACGTGTTGCTTAATCAACTTATAGAAGTCAGAAGCAAAACGTTCAGCTGCAGCAATACGCACAGACATCAAAGTTGCAACAGTAGAAGTCACACGTTTAGCATAAGCTTGTCCTTCGCCGTTGTTCTTAGGTTTATCTGGGTTATCATTGATGGTACCAGAAGTACTTTGATTATTATTAGTATCGCCCATTGTTTTTTGTTGTTGGTTATTAGTGCCATTACCAGAAGATTGGTTTGTGTTATTAGTGGAACCTGTATTAGTATTACCACCATTAGCATCATCTTCTAAGAATAATTGGTCGTTATATAAGAACGTAGATTCATTCTTAGCCATACCAGCATTAACCAACTTAATCAAGTTATCTACATCAGCTAAAGCTTTATTTTTATCAGATTCGAATAACTTAATCATATTATCAGCATTCAAGCAGTATTCAGCAAGAGTTTTCATGCTCTTAATTTGGTATGGTTCAACTTCTTTAGAACCAAAGAAGAATACTTTACATCTATCTTTAAAGTTATCCCCAGCAGTATTACCAACTAAAGAGTTTTCTAATTCTTTAATAGCATCATCTACGGATTTAGAACCGCTGTTTACTGCTTGTAAATCAGAAGTAATTTTAGCAGATACACCATTAATCAAACCAGCATTTTCTAAATTAGGTTTAGCTTTATCATAGTTAAACATTTTTAGATCACTAACTGCTTTGAATTCTTTATCCATAAGAGCCATATTCTTTTGGATGAATTCTTTAGAGATACCATTAAACTTCTTGAACCATTCAACGCATTTGTTGAAGATATTTTGGATAAATTCTTTAATCTTATTTAAGAAACCAGAAACTTTATCAGCTACACCTTCGTTGATTCGTTGAAGTTTGTTTTCTACATCAATATTCTTAGCAAATACGGATGCTTCAAGAATACATGCTTCAAGATTTACAGATGTTTCACTTAATTTGATCAAGTGTTCAATTTCAGCTAAACCATCTTTATCACTAGAAGTCAATGCTACAAGAGAAGTAGCTAATTTGATATCAGAGTTTTTAGAAATGGCTTCTGGTGCTGTTAAGTAAATAGCTTTAAGTAAAGTTACACGATCAGATTCAATAGCTTTCTCAGCTAAGAAGACAGCATTATTGTATTTATACAAATCAGTCAAAGCCATTTCTTGTAATTGATGTAATAAAGCTTGTTCAAGCTTAGCCACTTCACGTACAGTATCAGCATTGATTTCACCAATCTTCATGGAATCTAATTTACCAAAGATATAGTCATATTCTTTGATAGCATTTTCTTTACCAGTCTTAAGATCAGTAAGCTTTTCTTTCTTATTAGTATCTAGTGTTTTCAATAATTCACTAGCATCTTCTAAAGTAACTTCACGAGCTTCAATAGTAGGGTTTTCGACTTTCTCGATCAATTGCATATAAGTCAAATGATCTTCTTTACCCATTACAGAACCACGAATACCAGACTCTAATACGTTGAAGTTTTCACTGATAGTTTTAATTACACCATCAAGATCTTCTTTAGGGTTATGGTAGAAGTTTTCATAGATTTTGCTAATAGATTTGAAAGCATCTTTAACTGCTGGAGTATACTTAGACTCTTCGAAGAATAACTTTTTAAGTTTAAGTCCTTTACAGTCAGCTTGGTTAGCAAATTCTTTTAAGAAACGTTTATCTTTAGAACTTACATAAGCCAATGTAGATACAGCATCATTGTAAGATTTACCATATGCTTCTACAATAGTCTTTAAGTTCTTACAGTAAACGTTATATAAATTTTCGCTTACGGCTTTGTATTTGATTACATTACCATCAGCGTTTAATACACCACGATAAAATTCTTGTAGCCCTTTAGCCTCGTGGTTACGGATATCTTCTACTAAAGAGTACATAAATTGTTTACGAGAAATATCACATTTACCCGTAACCAACTTATTATCAGTAGCGTCCATAATATAACTAAAAGAGAATTGTTTATTTTCCATAAGTTACCTCATTAAGCACTAAGTTTGTTACTTAATAATGAATGTAAAGATTTTATAGCTAGGTCTCTAGATTTAATAATATTACAGTAAGTATCACATCTAGTCATCTGTAATGATGTATAGATGCTTATATTATTAGCTATAATATTTTGTATATTAGAATTTTCAGATACATCACTATTATTGAAGATATACTCTAATTCTGATTTGTATGCATTGATATCATTAATGATATTATCTCTAAACTTAGATTCATCCATTCTAGAACGTACTTTTTCATAATTACGTAACTGTAATATCAATTTAGCACTAGAATCAGCATTTAGGTTATTAGCATTACGTTTCATATCTTTAAATAAGAATAATATACGTTCTCTTTCGTTATGGATATCATTCTGTAAAGCCATGATCTTATCATCATCTCTTTCACTTTTAGATATCTCTTTAGCTAGAGCAAATATTAGCTCTTTGATATTACTTAGTATAGAATCATTTAGAGAATCTTTTATATCATTACCCCAATCGGATAAGCTTTGAATACTTGTATTATGATTAATAGATTCGTTGACAGTAAGCATACTCTTCAGCTCATCTATAAAATCACTAACCGGTATCTTCTTAAGCATATTGATAGTCTCATTTACTATACTATGGACTATCTGATTAGACTTTCTGAAATATGATATAAATACTTTAAAGTACTTATATACGTGATTCTTAAAGAATGATATAATCTTTGATATGATATTGTATATCTTTCTAACGGTACTAAACATACCTTCAGATATTGATAACTGCTGTATCATTGTATCTTCTAATATAGAATTCATAATATAGGTGGATTCTAGTAGACTGTCTATAAGTATAATCTTCTCTTCATCTATAGAAAAAGTTTTTATATACATAGGGACCACCTAAATAAAAAATAAAATTATAAGGTATGAGGATTACCCCCATACCTTATAATTTTATTTATCAGGAATATCTATTATTTGTGGTTAGCAGCTTTAGACCAAGCGCCACGTGCACATTTCAAGTAAACTTTTAAAGCTTCTAAGTTAGCTTTAGTTTGAGTTGTGTAGTTGCGAATAGTTGTGTTAACTGCACCTTTAGCTTTAGCGAATTCTTTATCATCTTTAGCTTTGTCTTTAAACCATTTTTGTAAATCATCAGCGGCTTTTTTAACATTTTTAAGGATATTTTTATGTAAAGATTGAAGGTTGTTACCGTTAACCAATAAAGATTCTACGCTATTTTTAACTTTAGCGAATTCAGTTTCTTCGATACCACCAGTCACTTGATCTACAAGTTTAGATACGCTTAATGCTTCAACTTTGCTATCAGCATTCAAGCCTTTCAAAATGTTTTCACTAACGAAGTCTTTCTTAATACCTTCGAATGCTACATTTTTAGGGAACTTAACTTTAGCTTCGCCAGCTTTTTCGTTTTTAGCTACGGCATCTTTGTATTTGTCGTATACTTTTTTATTATCAGCAACGAATTTGCTAATAATTTTTTGTACGAAGTCATTCAACCAAGTTTTGATTTTTGCGTACCATTTTTTAATGAATTCAACTACTTTGTCGTAAGCATTTTTCAAAGTTTCTTTAATGCTTTCTTCAATAACTTCAGGTTCAGCACCTTCGGAAAGAAGTTGTTGTTCACGGAAATCGGAACGGATAAGATCTTGGAATACTTCATGATCAAAGTCAACACATTCAACCATGATTTCATCAATACCATATTCTGTTTGGTATAATTCTTTATTTTCTAAAACAACGCTATCATCGATAATAGCAGATTCTGTGTAAAAACCCATTTTTACCTCCAGAAAAAATAATAAAATTAACGTTAATTTTACAATGCTCTATACCTTATTGTTAGTATATTACTTTAAAGTATAGTTCTATTGTGCTGTAGTATTACCAGTTTTTAATGACTCTGCATTTAGACATGCATTAATGATACTCTTAGCTACGAATACTTGGTTACGGATAATTTTACCCTGAGCATCTAATAATTTAGATAGAAGCTTTTGGTTAGCATTCATTACCATATTCATAGCAGTAACTAATTTAGTGTCAACTAAAACTTTACCACGCAATTTAACAAGTTCGTTTACTGCTTTATCAGCTTTACGTTCAATTTCACGTTCAAACTTATCAGCATCAGATAATTTAAACTCTCTAGAGAACTTGATAATCTTTTCAATATTCTCTACTACGTCAGCTTTAGTATATTCAGCATCTGTACCCACATCTATAATTGTAGTTAATTTAGTATGAGCATCTTCAGATTTGGTTTTAAAATTATTCATAAGATCATCTAATACTTTATCGGTATTATGACCGTTAATATTAACACCAGTAGCATTACCTTCGGCAATCTTAACGAAGTCCTGAATATGATAGTCAATTACATCAGCAGTATCTTTCAAGTAAATTTTATCAGCTAAGAACGCAGACTTCCCACCGAATACCCTAAACTTAATATCATCAGGCAATTTCTTAGCTCCAGCGATAATAGCTTCTTTCTTTTCAAGCTTATCACGTAACTTACCATAATATTTATGTACAAACTCTTTAATCTTTCTAAAGTATTTAGATACAAACTCTTTAATCTTTCTAAAGATAGTTTTTAGTTTGTCTAAGAATTTACGTAAGATACCCTCTTTAATTACAGGTGGTTTCTTTTCACTATCAGAAGATTTATCATCTTTCTTATTATCTGTAGAAGTATTGTCATCATCAGATTTGGATTGTTGTTTATTGATTACCATTAAGGCAGTAGAAGCATTATTAACTTCATTTACAATAATTACAGCCATCTCTTCTACTACAATAGCATCATCAAGGGTATTAAAAACATAAGAATCATTCATATTATTTTCCTACCCCTTTCTCTTCTTCTATTTTCATAGCAATCTTACCAGCTTTAATAAGTGTACTAGTAGCAGCAGTTAAGATGTATTTATTAGTCTCTTGGAAGAAAGTAATACATGAGTGTACAATCTTACGATATTCAGTAGAACGAATGACAAACGCAGTTGCTTTGAATTTGTCTTTTTCATCCATATCAGTTTTATTTACACCTTTCATGTATAGCTCACCTAATTTACCAAACATTTGCCCAAGACCGTTTAAATGTTTAACAGTATCAAGGTTAGAATTTATGGATTTAAGATATCTTCCATCGTCTAAGCACATTTCTAGATATTTAGTCAAGAGATCTGAACCAAATTTAACACCGGGTAAAATTTCTTGAATACCTTCACCGGATTTGACATAATCTTCTTCGTATAAGTATTTAGCACGAAGCTGTTCGATAACCGGTTTAGTACGGTCTAAATCAAATTCTTTATATAAAGAATCTAATACTTCATCTTTACTTCTAGAAGTTGTATCATTTTTAGGGCCATGTTTAATCAAAGGTACTAGTGTTTTAGTTATGTATTCTAACCCACCTTTTTTGTACCATACCAGATTTACACCCTTAAGCCGCTCAGCTACTTCTTTCTTATGTTTTTCAATAAGCTTACGATATTTTCTCAAAGCTACCGTGTATTCACCAAAGAGTTTGATCTTAATCTTTTCCCAAATACCCTTGAAGAACTCATATGCCTTCTTAGCCCATTTGACAATAGCAGCTACTACACGTTTAATTGTATTCTTGATCGTATCCATCACAGATTCGGTAACAACAGAGTCTGTTTCACCAGACTCTGTCATAACTAAAACTTGGTCATCTTGTTCGAGTAAGAAGTCCCGCATTTCTAATTCGAATGCAGAGACTTCCTCGATAAGATCTAATGGATCAATCGCTTCATAGTTTCCTAGAACGAATGCCATTAATAAACCTCCATATCAATAATATCATCAATCTCAAAAGTTTCTGTTTTAGAAACTTTTTTAGATAATAAGTATTTACAGATATTATGTGCTACTGTCATATTACGACGGATAGCTTCAAATTGCTTATACACTGTATGGTTAGCTGCACGAATAGCACCAACTTCGATTTTAATGAAGCTTTTACCAGCATCTGGTAAGTATTTACCAAAACCGATCGTAGTATAATCTAAGTGGCTGAATTGCAATAATGCATCTTGATAGCCCATGGATACACGTTGTAGTTTAGACCAATCCCAATTTAAGAAATCAATAATCTTATCGATATTCTTAGCGATATAGTCTCGACCAATATCCATAGTATCTATAGCACTATCTTTAACGATTTCGTTATAGATTTTATCAGATAATACATCCTTACGATCACCAACAATAGATTTTGCAACAACCTTAACTGTATTTATAATACCTTTAGCCATACCTTTCACTGTAGTGATAGGGTTGATGTGGCTAAATAATGGATCACCATTTAAAGTATATACTTTAAATTTCTTATCATATCGGCTACTAGCAGCTGCTGCTTTAATATGCTTAATGTTTTCTGGGGTCAAGATATCTTGAAGATCGTGTAATAAGTCTTTATTAAATTGGTTGATTAGGCGCATAAAGCTTTTAGTTACAGATTTGATATATGTTTGTGTAACACTTTCATTCAATACACTATTTTCATCATTAACTAATGCAGTGTATTGTTCCATAACCAATTCTTCAACGTCATCTAGACCAGAAGCATATTCGTTAAGACAAGTATCATCCAAATTAGATTCTAGATCTGTACATTCTTCATTCATGAATTCTTCTGCATAGTATTCATCTAATTCAGCAACAGCTTCTTTCATAGCAGCACGGCGATAATCTGCAAAGTATTTTACGTAGTTGTAAATTTCAGTTGCAGTTTTATTTGTATTCTTAACTTGAGTTGTAAATACATTAAGCATACCTTGGTTAACTTCACTGACTACTGATAATAATCCAGTTAATGCTTGGTGTGCAAGATCTGCATTTGGTTGATCTTTAAATTTACCCTCTAAGTTTTTAATAGTAGTATTAAGGGCACTTTCAAGTTCTCTAATACCAACCTCTATTATACGTGTAGCACTATCTATACTACGTTCTATAAATTTACCATTAGCAAATTCAGCAATATCTTTAAAATGTTTAGACACATAATCCATATCTAAAGTCATAGTAGTAGGTTTACGATTAGCTACAGCTTGTTTATTCTCTTCGAACTCTTCTTTGATGGTATTGAGCAACGCAACAGCAGCATCTCTATCTGGCGCTTTGAAGAATTTGTTTACAGTGTCAATGTAACTATATTCGATTTTCTTAATAGCTTCATATCCACCATTGATAATACCATTATATAATTTAGTATCAAAAATAGTATCGATTTTACCATCAAACCAACTAGCATTATCTACTACAATTTCGAATTTCTTATTTCTATCTAAACGTTTACGGCGTTTAATTTTAGCACCTATAAATTTAGATTTCTTAGGTGCATCATCTACAGGAGCAGCTGCTGGTTCAGATGTTGTTGTATGTGTAGTACTAGATGTATTAGAGCTAGTACTAGTAGTGCTGCTAGTTGACGTATTAGAAGATTGTGTATCTTCTACATCATCTTCTTTATCATTATCAGTATCTTTAGAATCAGTATAAGACTTAGGATCTTTTAAAGTTTCTTCACATGCTTTAACATCTGCGGGTGTTACTTTAGTATCATTCTTCTTCTTAAATAGCTCTTTAAATTTCTTAAAGTACTTAACTACAAAGTCTTTAATAGCTTTAAAGAATTTCTTAACTTTTTCCCAGATATTAGATAATACACCTTCATTGACGAAATCTGTATTGTCCGTATCTTGTAAGTCGGCTAATGCATATTCCAGCATAACCTCCTCTTCAATTAAATATATTTCGCTCATATTTAAGCTCCTCTATTAATAATGCTTAGAATATATTGGGAATCGAAGTATTGACGATCCTCAATTTCTGTTATATATTCATCATTAATGTTCAAGTCAAGCCCTTCTACGTCTTCACTAATAAGTTCAGAACCATAGAATTCGTCAAGTTCAGTATATTCACGTAAAGATTCATATCTACGGTAGTCAGCACAAGCTTTTACATAGTTATAGATTTCTGTAGCTACTTTATTAGCATGCATAAGTTGAGTGGAGACTAACTTGATTACATAATCAACCATAAGTTTTGAGCTGCTCATTATAAGATTTAAGGTTTTTATACCTGCATCATAATTGCGATGAGGTAACCCATTAGCATCTCCTTCGTCGGCTGATTTAACCCCATCTATTATTCTTTTTAAGGAGGCTACACGGTCTTCTAAATATTCAGTATGCAGATCAATATGATCTTTTATCCCTTTGATAAGATCTGAAATATATTTTTGATCCATCATTTTAATAATAGTTTTGAAGTTTTTGGTTACAAAGTCCATATCAATAATATCATCAACTTCACTATATACGCACGTTTCTTTAATTTTTTTATTAGCAGCTTCGATTTCACCTAAAAACTCGTCTGCCTTATCACCTACTAAATCTTCATAGCTAATAGATTTATTCAGTCCCCACAACTGGTCTACTGCACCTTTGTTTGCTATACCTTTATATATTTCTTCTTGGAATATAACAGATAAATCCTTAATGTGTTCGCCATTGACCACAATAGTCTTAACTTTAAAAGTTTTATCTTTAGATAATTTAGCACGACGAACAATCTTGCGATTAGACTTAGATCTGATGAATTTTTTGCCACTCTTTGCAGGTTGTGCTGGTTCTTCGACATCATCCATTACAGGATCAGTATCACCATTAGGAGTATTATCTTCTTTACCGTCTTTATTATCAGTATAAGCTTTAGGGTCTTTTAAAGTTTCTTCACAAGCTTTAACATCGTTTGGTGTTACCTTAGTAGATTTCTTTCTGAATAAGTCTAGGAACTTATTGAAATATTTAACTACAAAGTCTTTAATAGCTTTAAAGAATTTCTTAACTTTTTCCCAAATATTAGACAATACACCTTCATTGACATAGTCTGTGTCTAATAAAAGATCTTCTGTAGAATATTCTACAATATGATTCTCTTCATATATAAAATCAAGTTCCATTTATACCTCCGGTATTACTTCACTTAGTAAAATGCTAGTTATATATTGGGATTCATTATAAATACGACGATCTATATTTTCAATATACTCATCATCTATATTACAATCTAACCCATCAGTATATTCTAATAACAAATCCTGTGCATAATAATCATCCAAATCTGTAAATTCTTTTACTAATTTATACTTACGATAATCAGCACAAGCTTTTACGTAATTATAGATTTCTGTAGAAATATTTTGTGTTACCAATATATGACTACATAATGATTTAACACAAAGTCTTATCATATCCATAACAGCTAAATACGCTGAAGTTAGAATATGGGATTTTGTCTTAACAATTGCACGATCCACATCAGTTTCGTATTTAAAAACAGCTCTTTCAGCATCACGCCAACTCATCTCAGGATCAGGACGATTTTTGTAATATCTATTAATCTCATCTTTTCTATCAGATGACATCTTTGTATCAAGTTTAAATTCATCCTCTATAAGTTTACTTACATTCGCAGCGTTTGACGATATCTTAGCATCAACAAACATTTTATCGGAAAGTTTTCTATAAAGCTCATCTAACGCTTTATCTACTTTTGAAAAGTTATCTTTTACCCATTCCATATTAAATTCTATAGTAGTGGATTTACCATCATAATCTTTCTGATTTTTAAAATTATCACAAAGCTCCTCAGCATATTTTTCTAACTCCTCGACTTCACTGACACGTTTAGCATTTTTTACTTTTCTAACCGTATCCATAATTTTACTAGTAAAATCAAGAATCTGTCTATTTACTTTACTAGAAGCCTGTTCATAGATATTCAAATTTAAAGCGTCTTCTGGTGTACGATATAAATCGTGACCAAACCCTTTGAATACAGCTTTAAATTTTTTATTCATGCTAAGCTTATTTCTTCGCTTGATATTATGATTAGTTTTAAAGCTACCAACTTGTGTAGTTTTACCACTAGCATCAGTCCATCTATCAGTAGACGATGTAGCCTCTGTGTCAGTACTATATGATGATGGGTCATTTAATGTATCTTGACATGCTCTAGTTGTAGCTGGGTCATTAACTTTTTTCTTAGATCTAATCAGGCTAACTAATTTATTCCACATTTTGGACAAGAATTCTTTAAGCTTTCTATAAGCACTCCTTAACCATGCAATAATACCAGTTATAATAGGTCCTTCATTTATTACCTCTATATCAGATAGAGTGCTTGATAAACAAGCACTCTCATCTTCAATAAAATCTAAATCTATCATAATATCACCCATTCAATAAATTAACTAAGTAATATTCTTCTTGGGTATTACGTAAGTCTGCATCTTCTAAGAATGCATCATCTAAATTAGATTCTAATATAGAAGAATCGATATCTAATTCTGTAAGTTCTGCAAAATTATCATAATATTCATCTATCATAACCATCTCTCTAATACGAGCATAATTGATAGATTCTGCACAGTTATTTACATATGTGAAGATATCAATAGCACTACGATATAGCATAGTAATTTCTTTAGAGAAAGAGGACACTAAACGAGACACAGTTTTGGAAATAAAATTTAACATAGCTGCAATTTCATCAGATCTTGAGCTTGCATTCCCAAAAGCACCTAATCCCTGAGTAACGTCTACATTATCAAATCGTTTCTTAATATTTTCTAATTCACGTTTAAGTGCATCAATATCTTTCATTAAAGAACTTTGATATTTATCTACAGCAGACTTAGTTGTAGTACCTAAAGCTACATCACCAATTTCTTTAAAGTGATCTTTAATAAATTTCATATCCAATCTTCGGTCAGTAAATACAACTGTAGCGGCATCTGCTGCATCTTCAAACCATTTTTCATAGTCTTCTTGCTTTGGACGTTTAGCACTAAATAGATCAGCACCAGCATTATATGCAGTACGTTTGATAAATTTTTGTATACCAGATTGCATACCTTTACCAATTTCTTTAGATTTTTCTACATACTCATCCAACACAAATGTCTTAGGTAGAGGAATAGTTGTATCTACAGTTACAACGAAAATACGTTTAGGATCTAAACGCATACGTCGTGCAAACTTCTTGCCATTGCTACGTAAGAAATTCTTTTTAGCAACTACAACTTTACCATCTTTATTCGTTGTAGTATCATAAGTATTACTTGCACCCGTATCAGCTTTAGAAGCTTTAGATGGGTCTTGGTCTACAGTATCGGTAACTGGTTGATATGCGCTTTCATCGTGTAAGATATTATTACACTTAGCGATAGCTTCTTTAGTTACTTTCTTTTCTTTAGCTGTACCAAATAAGAATTCTTTTAGCTTATTAAAGTATTTCATAACGAACTTACGTATCGTTTCAAATACTTTCTTAATTTTTTCTTTGATCTTAGATATAATTCCTTCACCATCACCCTCTAGGAGTAAGTCATCAGAATTATCATCATAGATCAAACTTTCACATACCAATGCAAACTCATCAGTAATGTCTTGTAATTGATAGTCTATCATTGATTTATCCTTTATACAATAACGAATTCAATATCTAATTGATTTTCTTCAGTATTAGCAGTATTGACATTCAAGAACTCAGGAATACGTCCAACTATCATTTCATCTCTACGATAGATATGCTGAATACCTGGACCATATCCATTGAATTCTAAGAACTCAAAGTAAACTAATACGTCTTTATACTTATCAGTAATATACGTGATAAGATTAGGTATATGAAGATCATTGATTTGAGTAGTATCTTCGATATATAATCGAATATCATTCTTAATCAATGTAATCATCTCTTTGGTACTAGTATTGATAAACTTAACTCGGAATCGTAAACTTAAGTTGGTTCTATTCAATGGTTTACCATCTTCTACATAGAATAGCTTAGATGGACCATATGTATTAAACAATTTAAAGTCAATACCGAATGAGTCTTCTAGTACGTTCAAACACTGATTAATATGTACACGTTTCTTCTCTAAGTCTAAGATAAACTTTTGTAATTTCATCTCAGTATTAATGAAAGACCAACCAACCATAGGAACTTTATCTATAGTATAGCTTAGTGTACCATTATCCAACTTAGTGACTTTAACTTTAGATTCGATAATGTCAGAGTAGTTATACATAAAGTCTACACCACCACGAGTGCTGTAGATATTAGTAAGACTATATCCATCTAAGTTACCACTAGTGAAGATTTGTTCAGACTTATATGTACCAGCACTATCTTCATCTTTATTCTTAATGAAAGTGAATACTTTAAACTGAGTATTGTTTGGCATATAACCATACAAGTCATTATCAGAACCAGCTTCTTTAAGATTTAAGATCTTAAGTTGGTTTAGTGTATCAATAGAGTTATCTGTTTCCATATCAAACTCATATAGGAAAGAAAACTCTGTTTCATTATACTTCTTGAATTTACCTTGAGTCCAACGTACAGGTTTACCATCTTTATAGAATACGCCTAAGACTTTAAGATCTACGCTAGTAATCTCTTCAGGGTCTAGCTCATTGTCTCTATGAACTACACCGATATTTCTATCAATGTTTTGAACTAGCTTGACTGAACACTTATAAGTATTCTTATCGGTAAAGTATTCTCTCTTCCAGTTAAGATTATTACAAATGAATTGGTACTTGGAAGCCTTATTGATATACTCAAACTCAAGAGCTTTCTTAGTATCCATATAGTTGATATAATATGAAGCATACAAAGGACTCTTATTGATTACAATCATAAATGGATTGAAGTATAAGAACTTAATCTTATTTATAGATTCTAATTCATCTTTTGAGCTATTATATATAACTTTACCATTACCACCAGCTTCATACTGAATAGTATTACCAGTATTGAAGATGTAGTTTTCGCTAGACACATTATCGAAGTCACGTCTAATCAATTCTATAGGAACTGTATTAGTTGGAATCATTTGTGTATCAGTACTTGCTAAAAGATAAGCATAGTATAGACGGTATAAAGGAGATTCCATCTTCTTGAAGAAGTATAGCTTATTCTTAGGTAAACCATAGCTTAAAGAGTTAAAGAAGTTATTAACATCTTTAGAGTTAGTTACACTACCACGAGCTAATGCTTCTTTAGGAATCATTAACTTTAACTCATCAATAGTCTTCTTATCCAAACCATCTTCAGATGCAGGTAACCCTAATGGATCACCTATTGGGGTAATAACCATGAACAAACGGTCGTAGTTAAATCTATCACTAATAGGGTATAGTTGGATAGGGTCTATATACTTGAAGTTACCTTCGGAACCTTTGGTAGTATATAGATTAACTGAAATCTCAGAGTTCATACCAGGAATATTAGACGTATCACTGAATACCAATCTAATAGTCTTCTCATCTATATATGTATAACTACAGTAGTTGACTTCACTACCAGTATGTAAACCCTCATAGATTGGAGTTAATTTAACTGGTTGGCTACCATAGTTCTTAATAGTTACATCGAAACCGGCTAGCTGATCATCAAATGTAAACTGATAAGTTTTATTCTCAATAGGATTTCTATTAAGAATAGTAGCAGTGTTTTTCGTATACGTATATTGACGTATACGACATCTTACTGCAATCTTTTGTTCATTCTCATCAAGAATACGACCTACAGGTGGTAAGTATGGGTCGATGATTTCAAATGAATCAATAATTGGATTATAAGCAGATAAGTCATACTGAGCAGTGTAAACATAATCACCGTCTGGTAATACCACACGACGAATTAAGATATCATATTCAGTATGGAATTCAAATCCACCAATATTAATAGCTACGTCTCTATCAAACGTAAATACATCATTACGCATATTAGCTAATAGTACGTCTTCAGAGATAGTAAATACTATATCCATATATGCAGGTCTAGCATTAATATTCTTAATACCTAAACCTAAAGCATGAGCAATAATATTCTTTTCGAATTTAGCTCTAGTTGGAATAGCTTCATTACCAAACTCAGAAGCCATGATGATATTATTTTGTAGAGATGTAGAGAATACATCACTTAGATAACCAAATATACCCATAGACAGGGTAAGATCATCTTCTTGGATATGCTTTTTCTTAACGGACTCTATATAAGCATTAAGATCATAAATATTAGAGTTCGTCAATAGTTCATTAGCCATAAATCTCCCCCTTCCTAAACGTTATATTTCTCACGATATCTAGCATATTCTTGTAAATTCTTTTGGGCCTCATTGTGATCTTTAGGGTTTCTATCAGTAAACTTGAATGTATCAGTCGGAGCTTTCCATTTAAGTTTATAGAATTTATATTGTCCCTTACCTTCACCATTGAGGCCAGCAATATATGGAGCCTGCATCCAATCACCAGACCAACCATCTAATGCGTCTATATAGCCACCACCAGTAGTATCTCCACCAGAATATAGCTTACATAAATGGTTGAACTCGTATAGAGTATCGACTTCCATATCAAAAACAAATGTAGATTTAAAGTTAACAGTAAATCTTAAATCAGACCCGTCAGCCATATCACTAAATACATCACGTGGTACAGTCTTAGGATATACCCCTACGTATTTAGCCCAGTAAATAATATCTTCACCACCAGAATCCTCAGATACTATGAACTTATACATGGACATTTGATCATGGATAATACGTTGCATAGCATAAGATTTATTAGGTTGATTGATACGACCAAAGTGTTTCAATCTAGAATATTCGTCAAACAGCTTGAAAAACATGTAGACCTCTAGATACTTAGTATCTAGAAACTCTACACTAAATTCATGGTTTTCGTCACTCTCTATTGAAGTACCTCGATAGAAAACAGATGAACCTAATATATTTCTAGAAGTCTCATAGTCATTAGCTACACTAATGGCCGGTAAGTCTACATTAGAAACTTTCTGGTTTGAAAGAAGATTAACGAATGGCTCAGAACGGTTTTGAGAATAGCATAGTTGATGTAACACCTCAGGGTACTTAGTTGCTGCCTCTATAAATAATGGGTTATTAGCTATAGACTCAATATATGTCTTAGACATATCATTACGTCCACCACTACCTATAGAAAAATCCTTATTATGTAGAAAGATCTGTAAATCTGGTTTGGTAAAGAAGATATACTCCTTAGTCATACCTACACGATTATACGGATCCATCTTAGCGAATCTAGCAAATCTATGGTATCTATCTAAAGATGTCGGGTTATATATGCCATTCTTTTTAATGAATTGTAACATCATTTCGGAATCAACTGTTGGTTTAGTATTTTTAAATTCATCATTATTACTAGTCAACGTTCTTCCTTCATTGATGCCTTTAATTTCATCGGGCATTCTCAGTCTCCTTTCTTTATAGGATTATAGAGATGTTTCAAAGATATCTTTAATTGTATACTATAATTATGAATAAGAGATAAGAGTCTAGCTGATAACTCATTAGAGTTAACTCTCCCTCCACCGTATTGTTTATTAGACATCAGTTAAAGGAAGAGGTAACCACTATGAGCAGCTATGATTATTACACTAACGAGTTCGTTAACGATTACGGTTCAACTTATGATATGTCATATCTTGGTAAATATGTAGAAATTAATGAAGATATTATTGTAGACCAGGTAGAAAACATAGATTTTCATACAGCACTAAATGGTGAAACAATAAGAGACCAGAATGGTGATATATACTATGCTAGTAGAATAGTTGATGGTTTAAGAAAAGACCTATTAGACTATGCTATTATTATAGATGAATTATTATCATTAGTAGGTCCTGGTAGATTTTATAATTGTGGATCCAGTACAACTATGAGAAGACCTGAGTCGTTATTTGTAACATACGATGACCGTAATATGCTCGCTAGTGAGTATGCCAAAGAATTTGATTACTATGATAAATTGCATTGTATTAATGATGCAACACCACAGTCTATTTTTATTAAGTAACTATATTTGGCTAGGCTTTTATTTTTTGCCTAAATGGGGCTAGTTTAACATAGTAGTAAATTTCAATATTGAATTTAGAATACGTATTTTAAGGAGGACTATAATGTCTTACATTCAAGAATCAATCCTCAGTGACATTATTAATCTATACGATAATATTTCTGCTGATGATTTTAGTTTAGACAAATTATTACCTACCCAGGCTGGTGGTTATAAGTCTTTCAAGTCTATTAATAGTGCTACTAAAGACTTGGTACTTACATTCCCAGTTATGTTTAGCCGCAATATGGAATTAGCATCAGCTGAGCTAATTGCTAGAGCATTAGAAGTTAAATATGCTGGTTTGGTTAGGATGCTCTTAACTGCTATGGCTATCACGAATTCAACAGATGCTATTGATTATATTAAAAATATTCATAGTAATATGCAATTCAATGATGGTATTGATGTAGATGATTATCTAACTATCAATAGAAAACTAAATAATGAATCTGGTGCTATGACCATGTTTACTGCTGGCACTAAAGCTGTATATGAGAACTATAAGCATAGTTTAAAACATAGCTTACCTATTGCTAATACTATTATCAAAGAAGCACCAAGTGCCGCAGAAATCTCTGTAGCTAAAGCAAAACTATCTAGAGGTATACCTAGCCATGGTTATGAAGGTCCTGTTTTTGACCAAAGTAAGTTGGACAAGATTAATCAAACTATGCCATTAATGATGAAAATAAACTTTATTTCTAAAACAAATGGACACCCTATCAGTCTACCTGCATATATAGGTATCAAATGTAAATTATTTGATGTAGCTGGTTTAGATATTATCCAACGTATTGTTTCTAAGAACTCTTCTGCAGTAAGTCTATTCAATTTTATCCGTGCTACATCTCAAGAGATTAGTTTCTGGAGAGACTTTGTATTTGCATTAAGCAAAGCTAAAGTTGACGCTATCTCCAATGCACGTAATGGCTCTTCTTCCAAAATGTGGAAAGCATTAGAGCAGCGTGCTACAAAATCCAAATTAAATCAATTCTTCCGTCAAAAGAATGATGCTACAGCTATTACTTCTTTATTGGTAACTACAGATGAAGTTGAAGAATTAAAAAAGACTAATGATATTGATCTTTCTAAATCTAATGTGGCTAGAAAGATTATGTCTGACTACAACTTACTCTGTATTGGTATTGTAGATGAGACTACAGAATCCGTAGCCTTAATCTTTGATACTGGTGATGATGAATATGAATTAATGCGATTCAAATCCTTGAAGAAAGATAAAGATATGGATGCTAAGCAAATCGTTAACTTATTAACTAAAATGGCCTAGGAGGAGGGTATATGACTAAATACTTTAAAGAAGCCTGCTCCTATATGGATTTAGGTGATAAAGAAACATTAGCTATCGTATCTGCTGTAAATGAAGCAGACCAACGATTGATTATGATGAATGTATCCAACAAGATCTACGATTTCATTAAGCTTAAAGCTAATGAAGTAGACTTTGGTGATATTCCATTATCCAAAGGTGATGTACAACGTTTACGCCACTATAAACTAGTGAAACAAACACTAGAAGCTTTAGAACGTCTTTGTGCTTCTCGTAATATCCAATCTAAAGCATTGAAGACTACTAAAGAAGCATTAGCTAACTTAGAGAAAGATAAATACGCTTACGTTGGTGCATTTATGCGTAACTTAGATTACCCTTGCACTATTTATAACTTTGCCGTACTGTCTATTATTGCATCCACTAGTATGATGGTATCTGCTATTACAGAATACCTCATGGATAATGAAGGCACAACTAAGTTTGCTATGGACTCTAAACACTTTAATGTGTTGGATGATAATGTAGTTATTAAGAATCTTGAACGCTTTAATGAAAACTCCCGTAATGGTAAATTAGCTAAAGCATTATCCTTATTTACTAAAGCACATGCTCGTGGTATCTTAGGTACTATGGCAGCAGTATCCATGATTGGTGCTGGTATTTACTTAATCTTCAATATCATTCCTATCTTACGTGAAATTGTATACTATTTCTACTTCTGTAGAACTAGCTTAGCTGAATATCTTGAAGTACAAGCAAGTATGCTAGAAATCAATGCTTCTAAGATTGAATACGATGATGATATGAAAGATGCAGCAGAATACCAACGTGACGTTGCTGTTAAGTTCCGTCGTTATGCTGACAAATTAGATATTAACGATAAAGCTGCTACAGCTAAAGTTGCTAAGGAAATCAAAGAAGAAGATTCTAAAACTAAATTTAAACATGACGATATTAGTGACAGCATTCCTGATTCTGCTGGTGCTAATAGTAGTCTATTCTAGGAGGTTAACGATTAATGAATATTAAAAATAAACCTAGAGGAATTACATCTGGTTCTTTATTTTTTGAAGCAGTACAATCCGCTAGACGAGAAGAAATCGTAAAAGGTTTGAAAGAATTAGAATACCAACCTGTACATGAATCTGCAACGGCAGCTATTGTACATGATACTATTGCTAACCGTGGTAAATTGGCTAAACGTCGTCAAGACTTCTCCAATGCTGTACGTAATGGTCTTATTTTTGAAGCCTTGAACGTATTATTCGAAGCTTCATCTACATATCCTATGCAAGGCGATAATCATCGTGTAATCAAAAATAAAGTTATCTCTAATTTCATTGAGCAAACTGGTTCTGATAAAATCTTAGCTACATTGAGCCGTACAAATGCGTTCACTGCTCAAATTGCTAAATATGTAACAGAGACACATAAAGCTATCATGGAAGATAATGAAGAAGCTTTGAAGTCTAATGATATTAACGATGAACCTAAAGTTTCACCAGATGATACTGAAACATTTATTGATAAAGTAAACTCTGCTGAAAACAAAGAAGAAATTCAAGACATTGGTGATTCTGTAAAGAATCATGTAGCCAATGGTATTGAACAATTCATCATTGCTAATATCGAAGATAAAGAGCATATCAAAGACGTGTTACAAAACGTTGAAGATAAAGTTGCAACTATCCAAGCAGCTAATGCTGAAGAAGAGCAAGAGATTAAAGAATCCGCTATTGCTCGTGGTAGATTGCAAATCAAGAAACGTTTAGATACTCGTAAAGTAGGTTTATATGAAGCTATGGTTCGTGATCTATCTAAGAAAGCTTTAACCAATCCTAGTTATGGAATGATTAAAGAATCTGGTACTTTAGATATGGATAAAATCACAGCAGCATGTGAAGCTACATTAACTATGATGGTGCTATCTGAAGCATTAGGATTTTATATTCCTAATGATATCCAAAAACAATACGACTATCGATAAGAAACACAAAAATACCCTGTATAGGCATTGCCTATACAGGGGTTTCTTTTCGTTAAAGTTGATAATTATAATTATATACTATTACTGTGTATGGTAGATACAGCTAGACTCATTAGCTGTATCTAAATATAACCATACACGGTGTTTCTCCACCGTCAAAGGAGGTGATCCTATGGCGACAGAAAGAGAGAAAATGCTGGACTGGTGTAAACTAGTCCCAGATATCGATCGTATGAGAATCGAGTCTGAATCGATTCCATACATCGATAAGTTTGGTGTTTTACAACACCCATCCCCTCTACCGGTTAGAGGAGGTGCATCAGCTAGGCTGATGCACAAATATGGTGTAAGGTAGTAAACTACCTTCATGGGTAAGTGTATCCGCACTTACCCATGAACCATGTTTTATTTTTTATAAAGTAAACTTAATTTTACTTATATACTATAAACGTGTATGGTAGATACAGCTAGTATGAATAACTATATCTAAATTTACCCATACACGGTTCCTTACCGTTTAAGGAGGTGAATCCTTATGACAGGTGCTCAGATGAGATACTTTAATCTCAACGCTGGACATAAAGCTAATTTTGCCTTAAAGGTAAGAATTGCTTTATCCATCGTACATAACTATGAGAATGGTAATTCTAAAAACTATTCTCATGATGAGTATATGGACTGTTTAACCTTTATTAAAGAGTTAGAACCATAATACTTAAAATAAAGCAATATGTAGAAGGAGTACACTGCTCCTTCTACATAATTGTTTTATTTTTAGTAAAAGTTAATATTTACAATTGCATACTATAACGGTGTATGGTAGATACAGCTAGTATTAGTAGCTGTATCTAAATTTACCCATACACTTGTAGGAGCATATCCTACATGTCATAAGGAGGTGAATCCTATGACAGGTGCCCAAATGAGATATTTTAATCTCACTGCAGGGTATGAGGCTAATCATTATTTAAAAATACGATTAGCCTTAGACATTGTGCGTAATTATGAGAATGGTAATCAAGAAAACTATTCTCATAATGAGTACAAAGATTGTCTTGCTTTCCTTGAAAGCTTAGAGCCATAGTGCTAGACAACAAGACAATATGTAGAAGGAGTACGCCACTCCTTCTACATAATTGTTTTATTTTTTGTAAAAAATTAAAAGTCTTCTAGTTCAGACATAGCTTCTTGTACAGCATCAATGATTTCTTCAGTAACACCTTCATCATCAGAGTCACCTTCATCTTCTGTACCAGCATCATTCATTAATTCGATTTCAGCTGCATCATTTTCGTCATCAGCATAAATATCGATTTCTTGAGGTTCTAAACCCTCAACGGCATCAATATCATCACCATCGTTATGAGTATCATCTAATTCTACATCAGAGATAGCATCAGTTACAGTATCGATCACATCATCAACTACGTGATCATCAGCACTGCCAACTTTAACGATATCGATTACAGCAGTAGCATCACGGTCTAAGTCTTGTCTAATTACATCAGCCATTGTTACAAAGCTCCTTTTTAATAAAAATCATCATAATCATCATCGTAATCGTCATCATCGATTTCTTCACCATCAATAACACGATCAAGATTGGTATCATCTACATCATCTAAGTAATTAGCTGTGTAGTCATCACTTGCAGGATCCACAGATAGATCACTACGATGAGTGTCATCAATTAAAAGATCCAAAGTAGTATCTTCAGTGAGAACGTCTAGAAATAATTCACCTTCTAGATCCTCAAGGAAGAATTGATCTAATTTATCCATATTTTTAAACCTCCATAAGGATTATGAAATTATGAATATGTTGGACTTACCCTCTTTTAGCTATATCTGTACTTAGTTGAGTACATTTATCCATTAAGATATAGATAACGACTGGTAAGTAATAGAATAATTCATTTAGAGGTCTATCGTAGTTAAACTCTTCTAGAGAGCGAAGAACCTCTTCATTAAAACGTTTATCATTTCTACGTAAGAAATACTCTATGAGAATATTCTTATAGAAATCTGGTTCAGTTCTATCATATGCTTCGACTTGTTGGATACGTCTTACTGTATCATCATCATATGCACTGATAGGATAATATGCTCCTGGTTTATATAGATGCACGTAATAATATTGCTCGATACATCTAGCCAACATCGATGTCTGATCTGTAACCAATGTGGCATTAAGATTAGGGTTACACATTATATCAACTTTACCTTTTTCTACAGCATACTGGAATGTACGTTTGTAGTCTAATGGGAAAGTCTGTGGCATATATAATTGATGATCCATAAATAAGTATGGTAACTCAGGGGAGTTCATACAATCAGTACGTAATATAAACTCTATCATGAAAGGATCATAGAAATTACGATCATCATATTTAAAAATATATGCTTGTGTCCTATCGCTATAGAAGTAGCTTCTAAAGATAGTTCTCAAGTTATTACAGATATTTTCTAATCTAGTAATGTATTCATAATCCGTACTTCTAATAAGCATAGAAAGGTTAGTGCCTTGGTTACCGACAACCATCTCATATTCATCTGTAGTCAAGTTATCTAACTCAGATGTATCTGCATCCATAAGGCTTAATTTATAACTAAGCCTATACATATTAGCACCATTAGGCATGGTATCCAAAGATACTGCAGTAATCTTAAATACTGCTTTATCTTTCATATGATTAATGATGAAATAGTCTTGAGGGAATGGTTTGAACGCATTAGGTACTAAATAGGCATCACCTTCTATAGAACTGCCTTCAGCACCAAAATCACCAGCATCAATATCTACGGTGATTCTATCTATACCATATAAGACTGTATCATTAATTTTATTGAATCTGATACTACTATCTTTATCTGTATAGCTATACATCATAGCTGTACCTTCATCAATAGTTGTCTTCTCAGTATTGATATTGTAATACGTTACTGTAGTCGGAGCCTTATCTATGAATGTATAGAAGTTATTATCAATTCTATCGACCATACTATTTGTCATTGAGTTGACAGTATTGATATAGGTCTTATTTGCTATTTTACCCATAGTTATTCCTCCTTGTGTACGATTACCTAACTGTTGAAGACAAAAAATAAACCCAGTATGAGGTATTACCCCCATACTGGATTAGAATAATTCATATTCTTCATCAATATCACCTAAAGGAACACCAAAGTCTTTCTTCTTCTTATTGCTATGGAAATATATATCTCCAGTGAAGTAGAAACCATGTCTTTTAATATAGTTCTTGGTGACTTCTTTAGATATTGTACCAGCATCATCATTATCGAAATAGAAATGCCATTCTATATTGAATAAGCCATATCTACTAGCTAGATACTGAATAGCTGATATGTAATTAGAGCCTGATGTTGCTAAATATATACCAGGCTCTTGATTACGTACATTGAAGAATATTGATAATATATCAAATTGGCCCTCTGAGAGATGAATTTTAATAGGCCCAGTGGGTATACTAAGGGAACATGGGATTGTATAGCTTTTAACCATTTCATCGTTCCCAGACATATTGATTATAATGTATCTGGGAAGATCATTATCATAAATATGACGTAATACCAGTCCAGATTGGTCTGCTGTAACGAATCCAATATACTCATTATTAAGTATAATGAAATCATCATCAGTCATTCTCTTATACTTACGTATCTTATAATATATAGCATCATTTGATAAGTCAAATACTATACGACTATCTATATATCTCTGTATAGGATAATTCAATCCTAGACGGCCATTAAGATAATCAAGTTTCTTCTGTATAATCTCATTAGGTAGCTTATTACCACTTTGCATGAAATTATCATACAGCTTATTATAGTTTATACTAGAAACATCTCTTTTCTTAGTATACGTGGAGCGATCAGAGTTCTCTCTTACTTCCTGGTTATAGATATTGACTTCTTTGATAGTATTAATATCTCTTACACCAAGTTTCATTAAGATCTCTTGATCAACTATACCACGTTCATTACATTTGAAGCAGTTATACATTATAGGTTTGTCTTCTTGGACGCTAATATACAAATGCTTCTTACCAGCACTAGACGTATGTCCACAATATGGACATCTAGCTACTAGTTCTTTTCTTTGAGCCGCAAATATTGAGCCTTCGATACTATCTTTCAATAGATCTTTTAAACTATAGATATCCATACTGTGGAACCTTCTATTTTTTTAAGTCATATTCAATTAAATGTATAACGTACTTACTGATTGTGGCATCTAAAATACGTTGGATATCTCTAAACCCACCAATCATAATATCAGTACTCTTAGTGAATATAGCACCAGGATATTTCTTTTCGATATCTTCACGAATCTCTTCTATACCATCACATACATTATAAAAATCAAGTTCTTCGATATGACGTTTTTCATCCAGCACATACTCTATATCAGAAATGATCTCATATAAATTAATATCTTTAAAATGCTTAAACAGATAACCAATTACAAATAAAGATTCATTTGAGATTTTATAATCTACATCAGACGTTTCAACCCAATCATTATTATCTAAATATACCCATTCATTATATCCTATTGGTCTATATGTTTTACCGTTATATCTAAACTCAAATATAGTGCTATAGTTACAATCATAATGGTTATATATATTATTTATTATACTATCTGTCTTGAGCTGTACAGCATTCATCCATCTTGTGAACTTCATATTTTTACCTCTATCGATTCTAAATAAGTCTACTAAATTCTAGATGTAGACGTTTGAATATACCAACTAGTTCTTGTACAATTGAATCTTCAACTTCGTGATTGTAAGTTTCAGATATCCAGTCTACCGCAGTTGATACATCTTGACATAGTGTAATGAATGATACACCTTCATTTTCTTTGTTAAAGAAGATATCCAAAATAAAATAAGATGTTTCACCCTCAGATTCACTATACTCTAATAGAGTCCATAGTCTAGCCAGTCTATATACCGCTTCAGGGAACTCTTTTATCTCTATACGTTCACCACGTATATTACATAATGCTAGCTCTTTAAAAGAAGATATTATTTCATATTCAGTACCATCTTTCTTTACAGTTAGTAAAGCATCTAAAGAATTTCTAAGATCATCTTCATGATAACCAAAATAATCTTCTACTTCAGCTATTACTCTTAGTTTATTATACAGATTCGTTGACTTCATTTTCGGCCTCCATGAAGATAGCATCTAATTGCATAAGATAACCATTAAGTCGGTCACAAGACCACTTAACGTCTGCACCATAAGCTTCTTTGATTAGTACAACTGCAGCATCAACTATCTCGGTTATAGTCTTAAATGTAACAGAAGCATACTTTTCTTCCGGAATAGATCTTAACACTAAACCATCACGGCTAAACATGCACTCCAATAATTCGGTAGCAATGCCACTACTATACACGTCTACATTAACGTAGAAACTGTGTAATGCTAAAATAACATTAACTGCATCAATCAAAGGGTAGAATGCTTCTCCCCAAATTTCATGAACAGTAAGTCCTTCTAAGATACTATCATGCTTCAACTGTATACCATCAAAAGTCGCATTACAAGAACGGAACTTACAATATGCACCATCTTTAGTAAAGCTAAATGGATACTCTAGTTGATATAATTCAGATATCATATTTAATACGTTTAGAATCTTGGTATTCATATTGATTTGCTTTTTATAGTACTCGTACATGATTACACCCATTGCTCTTTCTCAATAATATTGACTAGTGCTGGATTATATAGATTATTAATAACTCTTTGAAGAGCCATCATAACATTTTCAAATACATCCATTGAAACATCAAATTCAGCATCAGGGAATTTTTTAGTAACTTGAGTACGGTAATCATATACGAGATCGATAATATAAGACGCATCAGCTTTATCAGTATAATCCCATAAATTATCAGCCATAGCCTGGATAAACTCTTCAAAACTATCATAACGTATATCATTTAGAGCCATCAGTGCTTTATGTACACCATACGTGTCAATTTGTTTTATATTGGTAGTGTGTGGTGCAAATCTTTTAGTATTATCTTCTGACTCATCCCTATAATAGAAGTTATCATCAGTTCTAAAATCTACACCTGTAGGCCAGTATCGTACACCATCAACTTCAAAGTCTAATAGATTAAGAAGGTTACAATCATAAGCTTCATTTATATATTCGAATAAGAAATTACAATAACTAGCAATAGAGTCTCTAGTAGATGAATAACTATTATACGCACCACTAGCCATAGCATCCAATTGTTCTAGTTTATCTATAACTGTATATGATTTTCGTTCATCTACAAATACATTTGCCAAGGCAATCAGATGCTGTCTAGCTTTTATTTTTAAATCAGAGATAGCTTTATTATTACCAGCAAGATCTTCATCATATTTTGCAAAGAAACTTATAGCTTCATCTGTTAGTTTAATACATTCGCTACTATTGAATCTTTTACCAGGAATATTAGCTATAGCTGTTTTCAAATCTGGATATCTGGATTTAGCTGGAGTATTCCGAGTAACAAATCGTTCGATATGATAAGTTAACCAAAATACTTTATCAATGAACGTTAACACATCACCTTGGATTAAGACTTTATTAGTACCAATGTATTGTATAGGTTCATTATTCTCATTAACGCCAGAGGAGCTAGTAGCCCCTCCGACACCTTTTAATATTTCATCTTTAACGAATTCTCTAAAGCCACGACAACTTCTAACTACACTGCTAATATAGTCGTCGCTAGAAAATAATTTTTTATACATAGTAGGATTCTCCTTTACGATAAAAACAATTAGTATTCTGAAATCTATCCAATCATCAATACATAACGTAAGAACTCATCATTGATCACATCAGAGTTAGACATGATTTGTGCACCAGTATTCTCTTTATTATGATAATCAATACATGTGAACTTAGATGATAGGATAGTTGCCAAAAGAGCCATAATATAGCTTTCTGTTTTCTCACTCTTATATCTGTCAATAAGTTTTCTATACTCAGGTGTAGATTGAATCTTAGTGGATTCTTTCTTGTTAACTGAGTTACGATTAACTCGTTTGACTACTTTACCAGATATAATAGCAGCCATAGTATATAGGCCCTTTTCGCATAATATTTTTCTACTAGCTATGATAAGTTTAATATAACCAGTTAGAGTCAGAGACTTTAATGCAGATGGATCTCCAAAGTATCTTAAGAATAAGTAGCTAACTAATTCCCGTTGTAGTTCATTTACTGGAGACGTTGCATCTCTGGAAAGTTCTTTTTGATAATAAGCAATTTCTTCTGGGTCAAATGGACCAAACTCATTATCAATAGTATCCATAACCCGTTCATAGTTAACTTGGTTATGTAATAGTAGTGACTCGTTTCTTTTACTCATATGAGCTTCAAAGATATCTAAATCACTACTGCTTTCATCATCACGTTTGTCATGATTAAATCTGTTAAAGTTATAATCATATTTACCATCTACTATCTTAAACCCCAATGTTTGTTCGATACTAGTATGGTTAAAGTGTACTACGTTTCTGATATATGTGTATTTTGGGAATAACTGAATGATTACGTTATTTAAGATATTGGCTGCTTGCTCATGTACACTTACAGCTGCAATCTCTAATTTAACCCATAATTTAGTATTCCGTTTATGGTTAACCATTACACCATTCATTACTGTTTGGTATAACTTATTAACCAAGTCCATTTCTGGATGCATTTCATATAGTAGAATATTATAGAAGTAGATTAAGAACTCATCAATATTTGCTACTTGTCTATGGAATGCAAAGTGTGTTAGTAATGGAATAAGTATTACTTGGAATAGACTTACTTCCATCATAGCATGTACGTGTTGAAGATTGTAATTCAATACGATATTACGCCCTTCACCGTCAAATGAACGAAGCTCTTGTACACAGTTAGCTTCATTCATTTCTTTGATCTTCTTACCAATATTAGAATCCAGGATTAATCTTCTGATATCCCATTCTAGATTGGCTTTGTTGTATTGAGGATATGCATCCATAGTTGCTTTAATGTATGCATATGCTGCTAATAACTCATGCTCAGGATCATAGAACTTCTCAAAGTAATTAATATACTTGCAGAAGTGCTCTTGCATGTCAAAATTAGCTTTAGGAATGCTATAGCCACGTTTAGATTTTAGGTTAAAGATATTCAGATGCACGTTTAATTCTGGATCTTGTCCTAATTTCTCAGCTATAGGCATATATAAAGAAGAGGGTATTTTCTTTACAATTTCATCATCTGGTAGTGGATCCCATCGATCCACTAATGGAATATTATTACTGCCTTTTACAAATAAATGCTTTCTTATCACCTCCGTGGTTAATTCATTTGGATTAAGAACCTCACCATTCAGTTCAAAATCCAACTTTGTAAACATAGATGGACTGTAATCGGTTTTAATGTTTGATGCTTGCATTAATAATAACCTCCCTAGGCACGTGCATAGATATAATATATCATTATATCTTACTTTCGTTTGCTAGTCTTAGTAACCCTTGTATTACCTATTGATTTACTAGCTTTACTAACTCCAACTCTCTTTGTATTACCTATGGTCTTAGACGAACCACGGTCACCACGAGCGGTCGATTTCCCTGTTGTTTTAGTTACAGTACGTTTAGTCTTAGTACCATATTTCTTTTGCTGCTTAACACGCTCAGCTATCTTATCTTCAGTACTAGCAATCTCTTTGAAATTTACTGTACCGTCCTTATATTTATCTTTCTCAGTAAGCTTATACTTCTTAATAGCCAAATACCCAAAGTATAATATCTTAGCATAGTTGATTACTAAGTTAGGGTTAGTTGTTTTAGGTTTATCACTAATAGCTTCAGAGCTATATTTCTTTTCCAGTTCAGGAATAGTTAAACCATTCTTATGATAAGCATAAGAGAAAGTAAATGCGAAAGCTGGGTCATTACTAAAGAATTGTACTTTATAATCTTCTAGCTTAGTGTCGTGCTCATCACCAGCCTTAGCTGGGGAGAATTTATATATAACGTCATAAAAGAATTTAGGAATATTTTCTGATGGTATCTTCATAATACACCAGAAATTACCTTGTTTATCTTTTATGGCAGAGTATTCTATCTTATTATTGTAGTCTACTAATATTTTAAAGAACTTCAATGAGTACATGGAAGTCAATGCATTTCTATTACCAGCAAATGACGAACCAGTACCTGATGGATTCTTAATATATTGACGTAGAGTCATTATCTTTTTAGCCATAATAATCCCCACCATAGTCTACCGTAGGTTAGAGCCAGTGACTCTAACCTTGGTAGTTTAAAAATTATTTGTCTTCTTTTTCTTCAGATTTCTTCTTTTCGATTTCACGAATAGCATCATACATATTATTCGAAGCCTCTGGAGTTAAGAACTGATTACAAGTAATGAGAATAGTCATCAATTTAGAGATGATAGTTAATACTGCAATATCGGAACGAATAGATGTAACTACATCTTCAGAACGTTCACCTGTAGTGATATCAATAGGCATTCTAGGTAAGATTTTATCTTCCCCGCCTAAAGCAGATACTACCATTTGATGTACAATACCTTGATATTCATATTCGCTATAACTTTCATGGATTTCAGAACGTTTAGTTCCGTATAATAATGCTACAAGATCCAAGTAAGAGTTATAGATAATAGAAGCAATAGCTGCTTCCAATGTAGGTTTATCGTCAGCCAAAGAGTTGCCATATTTCTTATATACATCTTCAGCTGCAAATAGACCTTCAAGGTTAGATGCATATCCGAAACCATGTAGTGCTGCAGACATACAGTTTAATACAGCATCTTCAGCAGCATCAAAACGATTATCACGTTCTTCTTGAGTAGACCCACCAATGTATAAGTCTAATGTATTAGCCTTAAGAGAGTTAAGTCTACGTTTAAGTGTACCAATAGTATTAACGTCTTGACCATCACGTTTAGCTTCATTAACTTCACGTTCAGCATGATCAATCATACCTTGATATAAGTCACTATATTCAGTAGTACCATCTTTATACATTTCGCAAGGATTGATAATCTTAGTTTTACTGAAATCAGAAATCACTGCATCCGCACAACCAAAGAAATCATGTACTGTTTCATTAGTTGGGGCAAGACCTTGTTTTTGTTCTTCTTCTTGAATAGAGAAGTCCACATATTTCTTGATTGTCGTAGCATTACATAGACGGGCTAAGTCAAGAATCATATTCTTATCTGTAATATTAGGTACAAATAAGAATGGGATTTGAATACCTGCAGAACGATACTTATAGATAGCTTCAGTTACAGCATCCATCGTAGTATCAATATCACGAGTAGTTCTAGGACATAGAATCACTGTAGGGATCATACCTTGAATATCATTAGCTTTGATTGGGTCCATGATATTACGCATGATAATATTTTGTACATAGCCAATCATTTCTGGTGTATCTACTGGGTCTTCAAAGAAGTAGATTTGTGGATGGTTTAATTCAGCAAAACCTTCTTTATTATTTACATAGACTTTATCACCATAACCTACGTTAATAGTCATACCATCATATGTACGAGTATAGTCTTCATCGATAGAAGAGTGTTTAACTGTGATAAATACTTCATTGCCCATCTCTTTATAGATATTAGCGATGATAAGAGATAAGTCTTCATCACCATTAGTAGAGATTTTAGCAATACGATACATATCATCAGGAGTAGCTTCTTTTGCTCGAGATACGATAAGTTCATTAATCTCTTTTACGATAGCTTTGAATGTACGCTCAATCATAACTGGTGGTACATTATCAAGTTCAGTATCATAAATCTTTATATTTCCCGCTCCATTTGTTGCCATGAAGTTAGGTTCTTCTTTGGTAACAAACCGTTTGTAAATGTTGTACGCAAGAAGTGTTGCAGAGGTGGTGCCATCACCTACTTCTTTGACAACGTTATTTGTCAAATCGACCATAATATCAGCAAGACTGCTTTCGATTTGACCTAAGAATTTAATATTCTTAAGAATAGTATTACCATCTTTAGTGAACTTAGGTGTAGCATCAGTTTGCATAATCTGAGTAGCACTACCATAAGGACCGAAAGAAGTTAATACAGAATCACGGATAATCTTTAATGTTTTAAGATTCGTTTCATGCAGACTATCCTTAGATACGATATTAGAAAGAATTTGCATCTTTCTTCCTCCTTACATTATACAGGTTTAACCATTGAAGAGTATAAGTCTACGGTAAATATTGCATTATCGTCACTAAACTCTTCCATAAACTCTAGATCAGGACTCTCTTCTTCACCTAAGGTGGTTAGATTGAATCCGTAATTAGCTAAAAATATAGTCTTACCTTCAACCTTAGGGGTTATAAGGCTGACTGTATCTTTATCTTTTATGTATAAAGCATCATAATCATTACGTGCTATCTCTTTTGAATCGAATACTCTAATCAATGGAGATAGCTCTCTTATGATAGCTTCTTCTCTCTTATTATTAACGATTACTCCGATATCAGCAACAGCTACATCAGATTTAATCAGTACAGAAAAGAACTTATAGAATTCAGTAAAGTATATATTACGTCTGAGATATATCTCGATAAAGAATTCTTTTTTAAGTTCTTCATATAGTGAATCAGCAGACTCTCTATATTCTGGTTTAAGTATCAGGTAGATAGGGTTCTTTACATTTCTCGTTAGAAGCAATAGTCTAAGACTGATAGGATCCTCTTCTAACACTGTATCAAAGTATTTAGATTCACCATAATACCGTTGTAGTAGAGTGACTAATGTAAAGTCCAAATCAAATAGCATCTCAAAATCAAAGATAGCTCTTATATCAGACATAAGAATACCTCATGGGATAATAGGGAATAGTCTTAGACTATTCCCTATATATCATTAACTATTATAAGTCATCTAAAGAACCACTAGTGAAACCACCAGAGTTATTCATAGTGCTAGAACCAGAGGAACTATTACCATCACCAGATAAATCATTCAATAATTTACCAACTGGGGAATAGTCGTATACTGCACGAGCAGATGCATAAGCATTACCATAAGCCATACCAGTATAGAAGTCTTCTAAAATAGTAATCAAGTTTTCTAATTCAATGTATTTGTAATCGTCTTTTTCATGAGTACCATCCATTTCAGATTGTTTGAAATCACGTACACCGAAATAGTAATCTGCATTGATCTCATAGAAGATTGTCATTTCAATCTTAGATGCGTCATCAGAGAACTTACGAATTGTAATACAAGGGTAGTCAGCTTTAGCCACTTCGAATTCTTCACCAGTGGATACAGTTACAAGAGTCTTACCTGTAGTTACACCAGCAGATTTGATAGCACCATCAGCATCAATGAACTTACGAATTTCATTAGCTAAGATACGTGCTTTAGTTGGAGTCAAGAATGCATCTGCACGATTATCTCTATCCATTACATAGTATTCACCATTATTACCATTGGATTTAACCAAGTGTGCAATACTAAGTTTAAGCATATTATTCCAATAAGAAATATCAATACCAGTAGGTGCTTTATCCTTGTTACCATCTGGCATACGGAAACGATAACCACAGTATACGTTTACAGAACGATTGTTGCTACCATTACCAGCTTTACGTGTGTTAAATAATGATTGTCCTAGAGCCATTTTAAGTTTCCTCCTATAGAAAATCTAACTTAATTTTGATTACGAATGTGTTATACTAGTTATAATTTCCTACTTAGATAAAAATAGGCTACCATAGAGCAATGCTCTATGGTAGAACTCCTATTTATAATTAGTCTTCACCGTAGTTTACATAAATACGTCTATAGTTACGTTTGTATACTTTCTTAGCTACAACGTCATTACGTAATTGATTATATCGTTGGTATAAATCAACAAATGCTTTACGCTCTCTATCAGTGATTTGAGGATTGTCATCGTTTAGTACACCATCAATAACGCTCATTCGACTATTAATTTTATGCAAGAGTAATAGAGCATCGTCCTCGTCATTAACGTTTTGAAGAGTGACAGCATAATCATAATAGTCTTCTTCAATGTCTTTAATAGAAGACATTGTGAATTTCTTGGTCATACTTTGGTATTTCAACTTAACGTCGTCAAATACAGATTCTAAGATAGAAGAATCATCAATTCTAGATAACGCAGTAATCATGTGATTCATTTCACGTTTAACTAAACGTACTGGAGTGTAAGAAGCAGCCTTACGTAGTAAGCGTATAGTACGGATACGTTGACCTTTGATATCATTGTAGATCCGGATTGTCCATGCAATAATCGTAGAAGGAGAACCACCTTCGGAGAACATGTTTAAGTAGCCAAACTTTTTGAGTTTGCTAATAGCACTATTAAGTTCATTAATGAACCCACAAGACATAATAAAGTCATCAATAGCAACGTTACTAGTCAAGTCGGCCGTGAAGATTGAGGTTAATTTATGCAATAAATCTTTCAATCCAAATGTAAGAATAGCTACATAGTTTACATTGTCTGTAGTACGTAGTACATCATTTGTAGTATCAAGATATAAATCAATCTCTTTTACCGCACGGTCTATTGGACCAGATGAGTTAATCATTGAACCAATATCATGTAATATAATAGCGAGGATCTCTCTATTAGTCAAACCTAGCACTGGATTAAATAGTTTAGAGTCTAGTTCTACATAGTACTTCTCAATAGTAGTAGTATAATCAGATACAAGTAAAGGATAGATATCCTTTTCTTTTAAGACTGGCTGTACATACACACCAAAGAAGTCTAAGTCTGTGTTGTTTGTGTATAATACACCTTCACATTTTACATCTCTGAAGAACATGTTTAATTCATATGCAAAGTTTCGAAGGACATCAGGATCAGCATCTTGTTTTAACGAATCAATTATAGTTAAGAGATCATTAAAATCATAATTTGTTTTTGCTTTATCCATTCTTATCCCCTTGTGAAAACAAAGAGTGAGCCTATAGACTCTCAGTCTATAGGCCTGCTCTTTTACAATAAACCACGAATACTATACCAATTCACCATCAGTATAGGTATTACTGAATGTGGATATTATTTTTCAGTTTCACGAACTACACGATCCAATTCGAATGGTTCAACTTTAGAAGTTACACCTGCTGCACGCATAGCATCCAATTCTGCTTTAGCTGCTTGAGCTGCTGGAGTCAATTCAGCTTCTACAGAGTATGTATGAGGGTTGGAAGCCAAGTCGTATTTTACAGGGTAAGGGTAACCAGTTGGGGATACAACTTTAGTACCGTCATGACGGATGGAATCATAGAAACCATGATCGTTCATGTCGTAACGTTCGTTGTAATCTTTAGTTACAGGTTTAGTATTTTGAACTGTATCACGAAGACCAGAAGCGTTCAAGATACGAAGACGACCTTGTACTGGTTGATAGGAGAAGAAGTGGAAACGTTCAAACGCATGTACAGCTGGGAGAGCGTAGTTTTGTTTGTTACGGATTTCGTTGGATAAGTACAATTGATAATCGTAAATAGTGTAGATAACACGGTCAGTGTTACGAGGGTTCAATACGATGATCAAGTTGGAATCGTTACGAAGTTTATCGGAAGAAACGAAGTTGTAAACACGTTTGTCGGAAGTTACAACTGTACGTTTGTAATCCAATTCTACAGGACCAATGCTGGATGGGGATTGGTAAGTGTATTCTACTGGAGTAATACGACGAATCAATGCAGGAGCACCGATAACGGAAACAGTTACGTTAGGATCGTTCAATACTTGGAGCAATGTAGTTACATACATATCTAATTGGTCCATGAACATTGTACGTCTCCAGTTTACTGGATCCATGTTATAAGTGTCTGGTGGGCAGAAGTCGAATGTAGCTGCAAGTTTGTTAGCTGCAGGCATAGTTTTGAAGGACAAGTCCAATTCTTTACGGATTTTGTCATCTTTGTAGTTACCCAATACGTCTTTGATCAAGCCAAGAGTTTTGGACAATTGGTCAACGTTGTATAATGCTTGAACGTCTTTTACTTCTTCAGGAGAAATAGGAACATTGATAGGGTTAGCATTAGGGATTTCTACGATTTGAGTTACAGCATCCCAACGTACGGATGGAGTATCGATCATAGCGTTGGAAGTGTCACGTTTGGAATCGATGATTACACCTTTGATGTCAGCAGAACCAACACAGGAAATCATGAATTGATTGTTTTTAGTGTAACCAGTGATGTAACCTTCAACTACATCTGTAGTACCAGGTTTTACGAAGTTGAATTTAGTAGTGATTTGACGGTCCAATTCACCATAGCCAGGTTCGAAACGACGAGGGCTAATAGCGATTACCAAGTCACCAGTATTAGCTGCAGTTTTAACGCCTACAGTTTTGTAAGTTTCACCAGCAGCATTTACAGCTTTGGAGTCAACTACGATAGCATCACCATCATGAGCGTTAGTACCGTCGATTACGATACCAGTGATAGCTGTAGTAATGGAGTATGCATCATAAGCTTTGTTGAAACCATCTTTAGCACCATAAAGAGCCAAGTTCAAGGATTCACGCATAGCTTTTTCGTCAGCACCACCAGGGATGATAGGTTTAGTTGGGTTAACTTCTACGAATACACGACGTGTAGGAGCAGAAGATTCCATCAATTCGAAAATACGATTTTGTTCTGTGAACATATCGATTTCAGTACCATCAACACCGATCATTTTGCGCACTTCCATGCTCAAAGTGAATTTAGGAGTTTTAGCGACAGCTTTAGGAATAACGCCTTTATCGAAAACGTTATTCATCATCATATTTTTATGTAAAGGCAATACAAGACCCATAACTGGGTTGTAAGAACCAATGGAAGCATACTCCAAGATACCTTGACGGTCGTTCTCGAAGAGTTGTTCCATCATCATTTCGTGATCACGAAGACCTGCTGGATTATCAGCAAATTCGTCTGCATCAGCAGATTCGTTTACGAAGAAGTTTTTAAGGGCACGAGCAGCGTCCTTATTGCGCATCAAACGAGCAGATTCAGTAAAGAAGTCTGTTTGAGTTTCGCTTGCAATGTTTTCTGCCATTTCTACAATGGCTGTAGCGAATTCGTATTCAGAACCTTTATGGAAAGAGCGGCTGGATACAACATCGCTAGATTGATTACCTACAACTGGCATATTTGTAGTCTCCTTTCAGGATAGTTTAATTTAAACATTAATGCTCAAATTAGGCATTTTAATATATTGTTATATTAGCTAAACAGGGCAGACTGGTCACTCAGTTTTTTCTGTATCGTCTTTAACTGTAGTGGCAAGTAGTTTGACAAGCCTATCTAATATAAGCAGCGAGTAAAATAGTTCAGACTTATTCTCAATATAAGACTTAGTCGCAAACGTATTAATGATATAGTGTTCAACTGTATCACGTAATTGTTGTGCTAATTTAGTCACCCGTAGTACTATATTGATATTGTCTGGAGTCTTAGCAATGTAATCGATCTTAGTAATAAATCGATTGATTTGATCATACAAATCCATCCACCTAGTCTTAAGCTCCTTAATTGCTATATTTTTCTGTTCTGGTTTTAGATTGTTGAAAAGATTATCCTCAATGGCTTTGATATCGCTATCTAGCTTAGGATCTCCACCAGTACTACCATCATCAGTACCAGCATCACCTGTACCATCTCCAGAGTCATCAGTGTCTCCACCGTCATCTCCTCCAGCATCAGGTACTTCTTCACCATCTTCGGATGGGATATCATCCCCATCTTCACCAGAATCTGGTTCGATATCGTCACCGTCATCAGCTGTATCATCAGCACCAGCATCTGGAGCATCATCTCCATCTTCACTAGGCACTTCTTCTCCATCTTCTGCAGTATCAGGTTCAATATCATCACCAGTGTCTCCACCATCATCAGTGGAATCCTCAGGTACATCATCATCCTCAGTAGGAATATCGTCACCTTCGTCCGGATCTACTCCGTCATCTTCTGGTGTATCATCACCAGCAGGCTCATCATCTGCACCACCATCACCGGTATCAGTATCATCGTCATCAGTAGGTACATCATCGTCTCCATCATCAGGTTCAACGTCATCATCGGTAGTGTCGTCATCAGCTGTATCATCTGCTGGCGGTTCTTCTTGAGTATCATCATCTTCAGGAACTTCTTCTCCATCTTCAGGAACGTCTGGTTCCATAGTATCATCATCGTCAGCAGGGGTTTCTTCTTTTTTCTTTTTATTATCCTCTGCTTCAAGGATAATAGAATTAGTTAGTTCATCAAGGAATCCCATATATTATCCTTTCATAAAAACTCTCATATGTATTCTAAAATCATTTAGCTTTGTTGATTGTTGACCATACCATTCTATTAAGTCTAATACATTTTGTATCTCACCAGACTCAAGGTCTCGTTTTACATATCTAAGCATTGATGTAAGTTTGCTAGTACCCTTAATAATAATAGGGTATTCGCATAGCTCTGGATGTACTGTAAATATAGGATACAAGTCTACACCCTCTATGACCATCTTATGTGGCCTAGAGACACAGAATTCAATTATCTTAATAATCCATCTTCTACGTTCAATAGTAAGCTGTTTCTTTTCTGGAGTCATAGGGTCTTCTCCATCAGCAAATACTCTTGAATAGGTATTAATGAACTTTAGGTATTTAGGATTCTTTTTAATAAACTCATAAAAAGTTTTATAGTGTTTCTTACAATAATCAACTAACCAATCAGCATCTTGTGGATAAACTATAGCATCTAAGTTTAACAATTCAGCATTATGCTTTTTAGCTAATTTGAATGATAAGGTTGTTTTACCAGATGCTGGATAACCTAGTATAAAGCATACATTGAATCCTTTACCACGGTCAAATCTATCAAAGTTTACATATACATCATCATCGCTAAAAAATAACGGATGATCTATCTCAGACTTAAACAAGCTCATTATTAATCATCCTCATCTTTAGATTTACTAATGGCTTCTCCATGTTTAACCACCATAGTATATCCAAGCTTTTCTTTTTCACGAACAAGTTTTTGCTTGATCTTCATAAGATTACGGATCTTCTCTAATTGGTTCTTTTCTTCGGCATCTTTAAGATATCGGTTACACATATTAATTTCGATATCTAATTCATCCATAAGTTTTCTACGTTCATCAGCCGAAGCTTGACGTCTAGTAACCCACCATCCGAATAAACCAATTACAGATAAAGTTGGTGCCACCATATATAATACACCAGTAGTGATAGCTAGTTTAATAATAGTAGAAGCTTTAGGGATAAACTTATCAGCAATAACTTCTTCCCTAGCATTATCTTCTGTATCTTTAGTTACAGCAGACGTTAAGTTCTTAACTGCTGCATCAAATGTACGACTAGCCATCTTCTCATTGTCAGATAACTCAGTGAGTTTCTTATCTAGCTTTACGCCAATAGCTTTAACTGTATCTAAGAAACTCATTTCCATATGTACTTTTTCTACAGTATCAAGATTAGTCTTACTAGGTGTAGTAAAGATACCTTTGATATCACATTCCAAAGAATAGTATAGTTCACCTAATACATAAAGATATTCTTTCATATCACGACGTTCTAATTCTTCTACATAACCTTTGAAGATAGTTACTAATTGATTATTATCATATCCTTCTTGGAAAGAAGAGATTTTAGTTACAACCAAATCAAAGATTTCTTTACGAATATAGTCAGATAGAACTAGGCTCTTGGACAGAATTAAAGCAAACTCTTCTGGTTTAGTGGAGTTAATGATAAACTCTTTATATTTGAAACCAGTATCACTATCTAGTTTTAATGCTCTCCAAGTACGGATAATATTACTACGGAGTAACTCATTACCACCGTCATCGTAGAAGTCTTTATCGATATGATTAGTATCTTCTTCAGTAGCTTCAGTAACTACGGAAGAATGTTTGATAATCTTTCTAAAGCTTTCTTGTAATACGTTATCAGTATCTCTAACGAAGAAGTATCCAGTAATGGCTTCTAGTACAGCATATCTATCATAATCACAGTTATACTTATCTAATAGATAGAAATAGTTTTCTAGAGTAATCTTATACTTATCTTCGATAGGAAGTTTGTAAGTATCAATTAACTCAGCAAACTTAATAGCATACACTTTAGATTGTACTTCATTGAATACATTCTCAGAGATAAGCTTATCTGTATTGAAACGTTTATTAATCATTGTATGATTCTTAATAACTCGGTCATAAGTACATAGAGCATTAGCCTCATTAAGAATCTTTTCTGCAGCATGGATATAAGCATCTTTTTGATGCTTAGTAAGTTCAGTACTTTCATTAATAGCATCCGTACGGTTAGCAAGAATATTCTTCATACTTCTACGGATACGTTCAGGATCTTGTACTCGACGTACACCTTCTAATACTCGGCCAAAGTATTTCTTTACATGTACAGGGTTATTGACTTGTAATGCGTCAAAGTATAAACCAATAGACTTAGCTACTGATTCATCTAAGTTAGCATCCAAGTTTAAATGGTTCTCGATTGCAATTTTCAAATTTTCCTCTGTAGGATTTCTCCTGGCTTTCTCATAAGCATAAGCCATGATAACCCCATTAGGTTTACGCTTACTTTCTAAGTATGCTTTACGTTGTCTTAATCGTCTTAGCATTTTTACGTTTTACCCTCACTTTCTATGAATAATTGATGATTATATATAGGTTCTCTAATTAATTTACCCAGAATGCACTTATAAGGGAAACATATAGTTAATTTTAATCCCATAAGAAGAATCGGAGGTACTATATAGATGTCCATTAAAAACATCCCATACATTATCCACGAAGCTCCTATGGCGGTAGCATCTTCTGAAATTGTGTCTGAGAATAATGGTAAAATCATTGCTCAAACTGTTTTACAAGACTTAGGTGTACAGAATCGTAATCGACGTATCTACTTACCTAACGACTTATTACCAGAATTGCGTTCTAGCCGTACAGAGGAACTTCTTGAAAGTGGTCAACTTAAAGGTGAATTAGGTCACCCTATGAGCCAAGAGTTATCCCGTCAACAAACTATCGATCCAGTATTAGTTTGCTGTAAATATCTTAAACTTTGGAACGAAGGTAATCTTATTAAAGCTCACGTTACTGGTACTAATAACCAATACGGTGATTACTTTAATAGAGACCTTATGGATGGAGAAAAACCATCTTTCAGTTTACGTGCTCTAGGTACTATGCAAGTTAATGGTGGTAAGTCTTATGTAAAAAATATTAAAGTTATCACTTGGGACCGTGTTATTTATCCTTCCCATAAAGTAGCTTATGTAGAAAAACTTATCACTGAATCTGCTGATATAGATACATCAACAGTAGATGGTAATCAAGTTGTAGTAGAAGAGTCTTATCAAGGGTCTATTATCCCTATTACTAACTGCCCACAAGTTAAAGACTTTATTAAGACTGAGTCTGCTAACTTAGATATCATGGCAGAAGCTTTTGGTATTAGCTCTTATGATAATATCGCTGTTACCAAAGAGGGTACAATCCAAATGTTTAACCAAGACGGTTCTACATTAGTTATGAAACCTGAAGACTATATCTTAAAAGAAATCAGAAATCACGCAGAAAAGATTTTCTAAGAAAAAATAAAAGAGCTAGGTAGAGTCATTGACTCTACCTAGGTTTTACTATCAAAGCTATTGTATTTGGAGTTACAAATCTCCATCCCATTGGTGTATAGTTCTCATATACTGCACTATAATATTCAAAGAGTTTATACGATGGTACATATATACCATTACGTCGTATTGGTAAATTACCAAACTCTCTGGTAATTAGATCACAATCCCTAGGAATTCTTTTCATATCGCCCAGCATAATATAATTCAAATATACTGGATAAGTTTCAGGGTTTCGATGTCTAAAGTTAGTAAACTTAGAATAAGCGTCCACATAGTTAATCTTAATAAAATTCTTATCCAGTTGATACCCTACAAGATTAGATATTTCATCTAACCTATCTAGCATAAATGTACCAGTTCTATATTCATTCTCAGACTCATGTCTATCACGAGATACTAGATTAGAAAATAGATTATATACATCTAAAGCCTGCTCACAATGAGACATCTCATGTAATAGAATCTCTAATGCTCTAGTTACATAAATCTCTATAGGGTCGATATCAAGACCATGGTTGTATATATTTGTCAAACTTATATCTATTCTACCGAATACGGAAGTACAACCAAATGTGGTATCACTATCCATTATAGGACCATCTACAATATGTAATGTGGTGTATGGGTGGGATGGGTTGATAACTCCATTATACTTTTTATAAACTTTGATAATCGAGTCTCTCATAGCTTTAGAGACTACATCGTAAGAAATTCGCATAATATCTATCACCTCAACATTATTATATATAATCAAAATAACCCTTAAAGGAGGCAAGAATAGGCATGGCATATAATAGAATGACCGACGTTATTAATAAGATCGAACGACGTCTAGGTACAAAGCCATTAGGATTACCAGCCGATTTAGCTAAAGATAAATGGGCTAGTGAAGTAATCATTCCAGATACACTATCTACATTTAGTAGATATTTCCCTCATATGATTAGAGTCTTGTTGACTAAAGACGATCAACGTGGAGACTATTATCTTCTCGATAGACATATTCCAGAGAACTATGAGATTCTTGGTGTTAAAGATCTTATGTGGGAAGATTTGGATACTACAAGAACTGGCGTACAGCAATATGGTACATACGTTATGTCAGCTAAAGCATTAAGCTTTGATGATATGATGCTAACCCAACAGTATGCGAATATTTCTTCAATGTTTAATAATAACGTAAACGTTGAATACATCCCACCTAATATGGTTCGTGTAACTATGAACATGGCAGGCCAAGTATCTAATATACTAGATCAAATGACTCTAGGCGTATTTGTTAAACACCCGTCTAACCTAATGACTATTGAGCCAACTAAGATGGAGACATTTGAACGATTAGCTACCGCTGATGTAGCATTATGGTTATACGAATACTTAAAACACTTTGATGGTATTGAGACAGTATTTGCCAATATCGATCTTAAATTATCTTCTCTTGAACAACAAGCGTCTAGACGTGAAGAGATTGTACAGTTCTTGCAAGAGAACTATGTCAACCCAGCAAATGGCAACCAACCAATTATGTACACAGTATAATAGAAAAATTCCACTATGAGGAAATTCCTCATAGTGGATATTTCTTGTTTATAATGAGATATTATTAGTTCCAAGTAAACTAGTTGTACCCATATACTTAGCCATAGTGCTAGCATGTATCAATGGATTATATGTAGATAAGAATCTTCTAAATCCTTTGATGCGGTTTATAGTTACATTGAATGAATCTTCTGAAGACTCATTGAATACAAAACTTACACCAGCGTAGAAAGACCCAGTTTTTCTATTATCAATAACTACAGGTACACAGTATAATGATGCACCCTTATAGTCTTTCATAAGCATAGGTCTTACTGTATTAGAATTACATCTTAAATCATAAGATATACCATCTCTACCAACTATATAGTCAAATGGTGAATTAGGTGCATTGATATCACAGACTTCAATAATAGTATCTATAAGCTCACAGAACTCATCATAGTTCTCCCAAGTCAAATCTATAGACACATTACTATTACCACGTTGGGTTAAAGACATATAGTATTTATATCTGAGATTCGTAGTTATCTTATTACCACTATTAATTAGAGTGTACTCATTATGTAATGGACTAAACTTAGTATTACCATTTCTTAGTGTAGTCGTATTGAATGCTACAGTAATCTTCATAATCAGATTATTACCGAAATCAAATACTTCCTCGCTTATCTTAGTATATGATTCAAAATTTTCCATAGTGCTTCCTCCAAGAAAAATTAACCGTCATATATAAGTTAAAGTCCTTGTAGAAGACAAAAAAATAAAGACGGGATTGGTTACCCGTCTTTATAAATTAAGCTGAAGCCTTATCGGCTTCAACTTTTACCTCACTCGTGTAAGGTAGTTCCAAAGCGTAAGTATTGGCTTGTTCATCAACTTGTTTCAATACCAACAATCCGTCTTTTGATGCTTTTGCATCATAATATAACGGCTTGCCAGCCTTAGATACAAGTGCTAAGATATTTTCTTTTATCTTAGCATCTTCAAAGCCTTTTTCAATTACGATTCTAAGTTTCTTAGGGATAGATTCGTAATTTACCGCTTTTGTTAATTCTGGATCAACCTTTTTCTCTTTAGGTTTCTCCTTCTTTTCTGCCTTAGGGTGCTTTTTGTTATCAGCTTTTTTTGGCTCTTCTTTCGCTTCGGACAGATTAATAACTCTATCGGCATATCTAACACCGTCAAAAGTCATCAACTGTTTAACCTGACCAGCATCCGATAATAGATCAAACATTGGACCCGCCAGCTTTAATGCATCTTTATTATCAGATGCATATTTAGCAACAGCGGATGCTAACAGTCCACCGATAACCAAATCATATTCTTTCACTCTATTAAGTGGTAAGAATAATACGATTCCTATTTGGCGGACTAATTCGTCCATCTCCACACGCACTGGATCTTTAGAGATTAGGTCTTTGATAAAATCATTATCAACTACCTGCTCAACTAAATATCCAACACTTTCATTAAGATGGTCTAATGGCTGTGTAAAGAATGCCTCCATCAACTCTGCTGTCTTTTTAGCATCGTCTTTAGCGATACCTTTTACAACAGCTTCAACATTGAATCGGTCCATTAAATGTAATTCTTTCATGGTAATATCCTCCTTTATATAAAATTAATTAACTACCATAGAATTACAGTTATATTATACAACTGAAATTTCTTAATTAACGAAAAATCCCATATAGGCATTGCCTATATGGGAGTCGTTTTATTCTATATTATTAATAGTTAATGTATTAAAATAGTCAAATAGGGTAAATGGTGCTATTCTTACCCGTTTATTCATAAACTTAGGCTTTATTAGATTACCATTAATATCTTTTGCTAATAAAGTATAGTTTCCATCTCTTTGTTTAGACCATTCAATAGATAGATCGTTCAAAGTTACTGATACAGTGAATAGATAGTCTTTAGATATAAAGACTTTTACGTATGGTTTACTATTAGATTCTTTAGCCATACTCATATAATAGTCAGCTATAGCGTATACACCTAAAGTCAATAAGCCATCTGCTACATCTAAATCTTTAATGGTTAAATCATGATTAGAAACGCTAATGACCAATTCTACATCAGGTAAACTATCATCATTATTGAAGAATAGTGTTACACTGTCTAATATGTCTTCTTTAGTAAAACCTAAACTGATTCTGCTTGGTGTTAGTTCACCAGTTTTGAATCTTTCACCAAATCTAGGATGATTTTTAATAATATCTAATGCTTGATCACAAGTACGTATCATTTCTTATCATCTTCTTTCTTATATACACTATTTATATCAAACGTATCTCTATAGTCTATAAACATACGATTTGCTTCATACTGAGCTTTTACATTTTCACGTATAAGCTCAAGTTCTTCAGCTTTATTATTCAATGTATTGAAATCTAGCTGGATTTCATTACACTCTGATGCATATTTCTTAAACACAGGCTTCTTGGACCTATAATATTGCCTAGTAGATGTAAACCCAGTATCTACAAACTCAATATAATCAGTATCATCGTTTCTAGTTCTGCCTAGGGTTTGTCTAGCTAATACTTCAGACTTGAATGGTTCATTTAAAACGAATGTAGCCTTAAGACCACGTATATCTAAAGCAGCACCAGCAGATTTAGTTGTAGAGAGAATAATAGTCTTAGATAAAGCTATTTGTTTCTCTGCTTGTGTATATGTGGATGTGAATATACCCACATCACCACGATACTCAGGATAGTTCTCTTCTATCCAGACTTTAATCTCTTCTATAGCTTGGTTAGTCCCGATATATACTAAGACTTTACCACCTATACGAAGAATCTTATCCATCATAACAAGCATAATCTTTCTAAACTCTTCAGTATTGACTAATGAGTTCATATACTTATTACGATCTAGACCATACATGTAATTATAACAGTTAGCTCTCATTTGTGGAGTCGGTCTACTATTATACAGTATAGCATGATATCGTGTATGTGGGTCATTATCTGCATCAAACAAGTCTATCTTAGGTACATTCTTAAAATATAGCTTATAGATAGTATTTTCATCACTATTACTCCGTATAGGCGTAGCAGTAAGATACAAAGTCTTCTTTGTATTTGTAGCATAGTCTATATTAGCAATATTCTCAAAGTTAAGATGCGCTTCATCGAATACTTTCATATATACATTAAGCTTCTTGAATAATTCACCAATAGAATCCCACCCAAATCGTTCACCAAAGTTCTTTAGTGTAGAATGGGTTACCATGAATGCTTTATATTTAGATAAATCAGTAAATCCTTTAAGAATCTTGTGTATAGCAGCTGCACCAGTGATTATCAGTACCTCCCTAATGTCGGTATTGGTATATTCTGCTACACAGTTTTGCCACTGTTCTAACCATGCCTTATTTGAGGCAATTACGCATATCTTTACATTCCAATATGCCATAGCTGCTATAGTTACATAGGTTTTACCAGCACCAGTATTTAAGTTTACTGATAACTGTGTCCTATTACTATTAGCCATATATTCACCCTTAGCTAGAATGAATCTTAAAGCCTCTTTTTGTACATCATCTCTAGGCATATACTTAATAGTGGTCATAGTAGTCTGCTCATATGGATCACTATTATACTCACGTTCCATTTCTACACCTAAAGTCCTAGATATAAACCCAGTATCTACCCCTCTAGGGAGATACATAAGTTTCTTCTCTTCATCAAATCTAACTCCTACGTATTTATATGTATGAGTTAGAGGATCGAAGATAGTAAAGTACTTTTCTAACCCAGGTACTTTACCTGGAGTATAATCAGTAACTACTATAGAAGTATTTCGTATTATAGCTCTCATAATACCTCCTTAAAGGAAATACAGTATGGGAATAACTCCCATACTGTATAGTTTCTTTAGTCTTCACATTTAACAAACATGCTTTTGACTTCTTTCTTAGTATCGTCTATAGATAAGTCTCTAGCCTCTTGATTTAAGAATTCTTGAGGATTAAGCATGTAATAATAATCTATAGAAGATGGTGTATCTTTCATGAACGTACTAGGGTTCTTTAGTGTATCCTTGATACGTTCATATGCTAAGGAGATAATCAATGATGGATTTTCCCTCAACGCTGTACTTAATGCAAGTAATTGATATTTGGCTTCAGGATAAGACCAATCAGGTTTACCCATAATATCATCTACTGCTCTAACTAAGTTAGCAATAATAACTTCAGTATGTACACTCATTACATTAAGACCACCCTCGATAATGGTAGCATTAAACTTAGTAATGATTTCTGGTAATGTAAACTTTGGAGTAACACTTGCTATATTGATAATGCGTTGGGCTTGCTCCATTGTCTTAGCTAATTCATTATTTTGAATACGCATAAAGAATAATGGAGTCTCCTCGTTCAATAATGGCTTAACGTTCTTCTTAGGTACATGTAATCGTACATCGAAGTATTCACTATCATCATCAGGAATACTAGAGTTGACTATCTTACCAAAGATATCGCCAAGATAGAATTTAGAAACATGGTCGATATTGATTTCTTCACTACCATCTTCATCAATGATTATGAACTTATCAATATACTCATTCAAGATATCAGTATCTTCACGTTCTTCTCTAATAGAATCATATTCTTCATCTGTAGTATCTTCAGAGATACTATCTTTATAGATACGAATCTTAACTTTAGATAAGTCAACTTCCTCTCTAGGAAGAATACGGTTATCGAAGATAGTAAAGTATTTATTAAATTTATCAGGCCACTCAATAGTTTGAAGCTTAACTTCAAGAAGATGCTTAGCTGACAATAGTACTTGAGTAAACTCTCTACTGATAAGCTCTGCAGCGAATTTACCAATATTGATATTATTATTAGTATGAGCTAACTTACCATAACAACGATAGCAAATACCATGACCATGCACAGCAGATGCACATGTAGCTGGACTATATAGATATACAGTTTTACCCTTGAGGTCTTTCCAGCTATCTTCTGTAATAAGTACATCGAAACCATTAGGATCTAAGCGACACCATCTGTCTACATACTTATCGAAGAAGACTTTATTATCAAACGTAATAGGTATTAAGTTTTGAGTATCACATTTGAAGTTTTTATCTTCGTGGAGATAACTTTCTTGAGCTAATAGACCAAGAAGACGTGCAAAGTAACCAGCATCACCAACGTTATCTTTAGCTAAGATTTGTGCAATACGTCCACCAGCAGACTCAATAAAGTAAGCGATGTTATTATTTACACCACCAGTGATAAAACTATTAGGGATAATGTATGGATATACACCACCCTCACCATCAGGTTTAGCACCAATGAATCCCATAAACTCTCTCAACTGTTTAAGGTTAATTGTTTCTTTTGCTCTAAAAGCATTAGCGTAGATATGGTCATACCCAATATGCTTTTTAGAGTCTTTTACATATTCCTGAATCTTATCTACAAGCTTATTACCATAAGTCTTAGACTCTGATAGAGTTACATCATCTAAGTTAGGGTAAATAAGATCTTTATACTCAGGGATATTTCTAAGCATCATAACTTCGTCATGTAAGTTTACACTGTTTACGAAGAATGGTGCAAATTGATCAACGAAACTAATATTGAAGATCATATCAGCGATAGCCTGATTTAAAGTCTTCAATGGAATAATTTCTCTATAAGGACCAATAATGAGCTTATTGATATAAGACTCAATAGTTCTACCAGGAATACAGTTGTCAAAGAATAGGTGCTCTGGTTTAATAATATCACCAACTTTAACAATGATATTCCAAAAGATCATATTAATCATATAGTGTGCGAATGTGAGTTTAATAACTTTACCACCAATTCGTACACCAATCTTTTTAGTTCTCACTAATTCAGATTCAATCATATCTTTCAAGATATTTAGAATACTCTGGTAGTGAGATTCCCAGTTATAAATATTTATCTTTTCTACATCTACCACTATGTCTTTACCCATTACATAGTCTGCGTAGATACCGTAATTTGCTAGGTTATTCATAAAAACGCTCCTCCTTTATAATAAACCATATATTACTACTACTATAATATACATTTATATGTCAAGAACGTTGTTAATTTTTATAAGACAAAAAGAACCCACTATAGAGCAATGCTCTATAGTGGTTGCTTTGTGATTATGATTATTTAGCTTTTGGCAATGCTTTAACTTTGGAAGCGGATTTGATGAATTCGCGTTGACCAACTTTAGCAAGTTTAACAGCAGCATTGTGGTATTTTTGAACGATTTTAGCAATAAGTTGACGTTCTTTAACACGGTTAAGAACCAATTTAGTCCACAATGGGTCTTTTTTGTCTTTAGCCAATTGGTAAGCAGCGATTTTAACACGGCGAGCCATATCATCTTGGCGAGACAAACGAATCATAGTCTTTTTGTTAAGAACAGCTTTTTCTAACAAAGCTTCAGCTTCAGCGGACTCAACGAATTCTTTACGAGCTTCGTCATCCAATTTAGCAAGCTCATTGTACAAGTAAGATTCTGCAGTAGCTTCTACAATGCTTTGAGCAGTATCTTCAAGTACAGGAGCGTCTTCTAACATAAGTTCGTCATCAAAAAACATAGGTTAATCCTCCTTAATATTAAGAATTGGTTTAAAGAAAAATATTTTTCTTGGATTTATATGGTCTATTTTTAACCACGATTACTGTATTGTTATAGTATTAGCTGGTAATATGTGTAAAATTACAAAAATACAGACCCTAAAACACTAAACTAATTAGGAGGTATGGCTTATGAAACCAGAACTAGATGTGATTAAGAAGTATAAAGAGGAAATGGTCAATATACTACGTATGCAATTTCCGACTTTGACTATGGACGAAATACAATCTTTTATTAAAGATGCTATAGAACGAAAGTTCAATGACCCTGATGCTAGTATAGATAATAACTATAAAGATATCATAGTAGATCTACCACTTACAGATTTAGTACATAAGATAGAAACAGATAAACCTATCTTAGTACCTAATGGCTGTTTATTTAAACAACACGAAGAAGGATTTACACCATTCTATCGACTATTAGAGTCATATGTAACTAAGCGTAAAGCATATAAGAAGAAGATGTTTGAATACCCTAAAGGATCTGATGAGTTTAATAGATATAATCTATTACAATTATTAGCTAAACGTGATGGTAATGCTACTTATGGTGATATTGGGTCACCAGCATCGGCATCTTATAATCTATATGTAGCCGTTGGTACTACGGCTACAGGCCGTATGCTTATTACTCATGCTATTAGTTTATTTGAACAAATCTTCACTAATAATCTTAAGTTCCAAAATATAGATGAAGCTGTGGTATTTTTAGATAGAATCATTAAAGAACCATCTCATATCTATAGTAGAGAGCTATTAGATAGAGATATACCTATTGAAGAAGTATATAAGAAAGTTATAGAGTCTTGTGGTTTATGGGTTAATGATACAGAAGACCATTTTAATAAGTATAGTGATATTATATGGAATATCTTGATGTATCAATCACAAGAAGTCCTAAACAAAATATACTATAAGAATAATTTATACAAACTTGTAGTAGATTCTCCACATGTACAAGAATTAGTTAAGACTATCTTTAGTGGTATTAATGAACCATTTATGGATCCTAATGAGCCACCTGAAAATATAGTTACATCATTAGATAGACTAACTGCTATATTTATGGAATGGTGCTATATGCGATATATCGTATCTGATAAGTTTGAACGATGCTCTACTATGACTAGAGATATTGTATTGCTTACAGATACTGACTCTTCTGTAATTAGTACAGATAAATGGATTCATCTTGTAGATGATATTCTAGTAGACCATGACTGTACTTTAGTTAACGACCTCAAGGAAGTCATCGTCAAAGAAAAGAAAGAACTCTACAACTTCTATACTGATGAAATTGATACTGTAGAAGAAGAGACTAAGATTACTGAGGGTTATGATACAGTACGTATTTCTAGTGTAAATATTTTATGCTATATCGTAAGTAAGATTCTTAAATCTCACTTCCATCTTATTGCTGAGCAGTATAATACTTTGACACCATATAAAGTATGTCTTATAGACATGAAGAATGAGTTCTTATTTAAACGTGCATTACTTACACCTGCTAAAAAGAACTATGCTACAATCCAAGAGCTTCAAGAGGGTAATATAGTACCTAAGAATAAGCAAATGGATATCAAAGGTCTTCCAATCAATAAGTCTGTATTTAAAGACAGTATTAAAGATGAGCTTCAAGGAATACTTAGAGAGAAAGTATTGCTTAAACCTAAAGTAGACCAATTAGAAGTTATTGGTTTATTAGCTAAGATTGAAAAGAATATTCATGATAGCATTAAGTCTGGAGAGAAAGACTATTATAAACCAGTTTCAGTTAAATCTATATCTTCGTATACAGACCCTATGAGAATCCAAGGTATTAAAGCGGCTATTGCATATAATGAGGCTATTCGTGATGAGGGAACAGAGCCTATAGATTTGGATAGCAGAAACTATTTGGATATTCTTAAAGTTAATATTAAAGAGAAAGATATTGGTGAGCTACAGCAATCTAATCCTGTTGTATATGAAAGACTTATTAAGTTCTTTGATAATAACAGAGAAACCTATAAGGGAGAGATAGCGGCGGTTGCTGTACCTGCTGATGAGCATTTACCAAGTTGGGTATTAGATTATGCTGATTACTTTGAAATCATCAATACTAATATCAAGAACTTCCCTCTAGAATCTATAGGTATAACTAGATTCGAGAAAGAAAATGTGAACTACACGAATATCATAACTATTTAAACTAGAAAGTGGAGTGTTGTTTTATGGCTAAATTAACAAGGATAGATGATTTGATCTACTTTATCGCTGATTGTGGTAAAGGTGAATATGCTAAGACCGTGAATGATGGTTGGCGTGAATGTGGGGATAATAAGATTGATAAACTTGACTATCTTATGAGAGTATATGAGGCAGCTAAAACTGCCTCATGGTATAAACACCAACGTTTCTCTGCTAAAGTTACATTTGTAAGCATATTCCGTAACTTTATAAATATCTTAGATCCTAGAAGTACAGAGTTTGATATTATCAATAAAGAATACTTTAAAGCTATTAATGTACAAAAGACTACTATTACACAAACTAATGGTATTTTAAACAATCCAAAACTAAGAAGAACGTAAAAATACCCCAGTATAGTCAATGACTATACTGGGAATCTTCTATTTAAAATTTAGGCTCAGTAAGAGCATCACTATCCACTGTCATAGTGAGAGCAAATATAGCTTGAATACTTTCATTAGTATTAGATACTACAGCTTTACATCCTAAATCTATAAAGTGAATATTAGACTTAAGCTGTTTCTCTAACTCAGCATTAGCTTCATCTGTAAATATACCCTTAATAGTAACCATATCACCATCATAGTCACCACCAATAGACCCTAAGTATGCATTACAGATATTCATAGTATCTACGAACTTATTGGCAGTATTAGTACCAATGTATTCATCACGAATCTTAGGATATCGTTTATATACTTTACCATCGAATTCGATAGTTTCGGTTTCAATAGTAGAAGATAATTTTACTTTAGTGGAAAACTGGTTATAGAAAGTATCGATAGGGAAACGTGTAATAAGAATCATCTTATCTTTTACCGCCTCAGTTGCAGCCATAAAGATTACATCACACCAAGTCAACTTACGTTGCAATTCTTGTTGTACACCAAAGTCTTTATCTTCAGCAATATCTTCTACACGTTTAAAACGTGCTTTAAGTTTCATATATAGAGTCTTGCCCTTATAACCAATACGTTCCATTTCTTTAGCACCAACAGGTGCTTCAATAGGTCTAAATCTATCAGAGTAACCATGAATGAAACGGTCTAGCTCTTTCTTAAGAACTAAATCATTGAAATAGGTTTGCCAGTCATCGATTCTAGGATATAAAGTCTCGCCCTTTTCACCGACACATTCATATACGGTCAAACCAGCAAATTGCTCTTCAAAGAATCGTCTCATATGGAATAAGACGAATGGGAAGAAGTTAGCTACTGCTGATGTTACTGGCAACATTGAATACTCTAAGTCTACATCAATATCTTCAAGATTCTCTACTTTAAGATTAGGTGCAGACATAACTAAACGTGTAGCATAGTCTGTAGTCTTACTGATATTAGTACGACGTAATACGCCAAACTTACCAGGAATACCACCATTTGGGTTAGACTCTGTACCAGACCCAAACCAGTTGTATATTTCTAGTAAGATATCTTGAATTCTACCTCTATTAGCATCACCAATATTAATACCATAATACTTAGATTCTTCTAGGGATTTAGCTGATACTAATATATTTTGGTATAGTTTATTAATATCACCAACAGACACTTTACCACCATCACTTTTAACGTCACGATAGTAAGGTGGGATGATTAATAGTTTAGTGATAAAGAAGTTCTTACGGTTACGCTCTAAGAATTCAATAAAACGGCTACGTTTAATAGCACCAGTCTCTCTAAACTTCACCTTATCAATATTCTTATATAAGAACTCTAGTCCAGTCTCACCATTCTCATCTTCAACAAATTGTCCATCAGAATCGATCTTGAAGTACTTAGTACCCTTAACTATTTCTTTTACTTTACGATCGATCTTAGACCAAATCTTATAGACTAATGGTGCTAAGAATCTACCATGTAAATCTATATAAGCAAAAGTACCAGCACGTGTTTGTTTAGTAATACCAAAGATAATATTAGATAGTAATCCATCATCTGTAGGATTACCATTCACATCAAAAAATATAGGATTCGTTATAGGTTGTAGATTATTCTTCTTTACGAAGTCATCCATATCTAATAAAGAGACCTCTAGATGGTCTCCTCTAAGTTTATCTGCCATAATTTTATAACCTCCGTAGTTATTAATATGTAGAAGTCCCATAGTCCTATATGTGGACTATGGGATTTTACACATCTAAACTCTACTGAAAACCATCTGTATTTCAGTTGGCTTATGACATACACAGGAAATGGCAATATTCGTGTTATGACGATTTATCACTTTCCCATTGTAATCTGTTTCAATGCTTTTAAACGCATCAATATTAGATTTGTTACCAAAGATAGTAACAGCTACACTATTCTCACATAGGTCAGACTTGACAATTTTATTACCAAGACAACCATATGGTGCTAGCATAAAGTATAAGATATTATTCTCGGTAAATAGACGACAAAATGTAGGTAATGCATCCGTTTCTCCTATAATAAATTTAGATGAAAACTCTAGTAAGTCCATTTATATTCTCCGAAAATACTAATTAAAAATAGAATCATAAGCAGTCAACTCTGCTTCAAAATATTAGATGAGTCCTTCTTCCATCATTTGTTCATTAAGATCATCAGCTTCGTCTCTAGTTAGACCTTCAAACCCAGGGATATGGTGCCCATTCTCTTTAGCTATATCCATCTCTAGTAGTTGTCTACCAGTATACTTTTTCTTATCGAATTTCTTCTTAGATTTGGTTTCAAGCTCTTTTTCTTTTTCACGTTTCTTAGCAGCTAAACGTTCTTTATACTTAAAGTATCGTAGAGCTACCATATACCATACAGGAGCATTCATAATCTCCATGATAGTTATTCGTCCACGATACTCGTAAGATATCTTATTAACTTGGTCTAGGAGTTCAAAACTTGTACTAGCCGATGTCGTATAAAAACCAATTGTTGAGCTGGAGCCTCAGCAGCTTGGATTTCATCACCACATTCAGGGCATGTAGTAGCAGGCATTTGATAAGAGATATTGATAGCATCAGCATACTTATCAGCATATTCACCAATACGATCACTGATATCGTTTAAGTCAATATCACTTAGTGTATTAAAGATTTTATATAGAGAAGCAATACGGTATTTGTATGTCTTAACTACATCATTCTTATCTGTACGGAAAGCAATAGGAATCAATGCTTCTTTTTCTTCATCGATACGGTATAAGGATTTAATAGTAGCAGCCATGCCAACGAAAGTATCATACTTTTCAGTCATAGCTTTATCTACAAAGTTGATTTCGAATAGGATATTGTAAAGTGTAATAGGGCCTACACCGATAGCGTAGCTTTCAGACACTTCCATTAAGTCTTCTTCTAAAGTGGAATCAACGGATGGGTCTTGTTGATAAATACGTTCAAATAGCTCTTTATCTTTATCTGTACCGAATTTAACCATTTCCATGATTTCACGTTTTTCAGCAAAGATATTATCACACTTAGTATTTTGACATTGGAAACCAATGATATTTGCATTTTGGAAGCATGCTTTATATACAGCAAAGTATAAGTGATCGATATCAGCATAGTGAATTTTCTTACACCAGTTTTCAAAACTACCAGCATTACACTTAGGATGTAAATGTTTCCAAATCAATTCAAACTGAGCACGTGCAGCTTCAACGTTATTACGTCCTTCTTCTACATTGATCAAGTTTTGAATTTCAATAGCAGATAACGGAGAAACGGAAATAGATACACCTGTATATGGTAATACCCAAGTAAAGTATGGAGTCTCTTCAGCTTGTTTATTTAGGATCTTACCTGCAGGTAAAGTAGATTTAACAATTTTAAATTTAGATAAATCTGTTTTCTTTTTATTAGGAACCATGATGGTACGCAATTGCTCTTTAAACGTAGCCATACGATTATTCAATCGCTCTTCACGTTCTTTTTCTTCGATTTCACGCATCTCATCAGCAAGACCTAAGTCATTGATAATATCATCATCAATAATATCAAGTTCTTTATCAGATTCTTCATCATCAATATCTACATGCTCTTGAGTTACTGGTGCATCCAATAGTTCAGCTTCAATATCATCAATAGTTTCTTCTTTAACAGGTTCAACTACCTCTGGTTTAGTTTCGGCTTTCTTCTTAACTGGTGCAGACTTACGTGCTTCAGCTAAAGCAATAGCATTACGTTCTTCGATTTCTTCTTCAGTAAGAGCTTCATCTGGATTCACTTCAGCAGTTTTATCATAAGTGGAAACTACACGTACATCCCCACCTTCGATTTCTTTACGTTCTTCGTATTCATCAGCCATACGTTGAACTTCTTCGATAGCTGGGCCGAAACGACGTTGGAAAGCACGACGAGTTTGTTCATCGAAATCATTCATTTTCTTTTCGTATTCTTTTTCAGCGAAGTTTTCATTCTCATATTTAGCTACCTCTTCGATAGCCACTTCTTTGATTTCATCTTCTGTAGGATTACCTAAGTTGTATAGTGGGTTATCACGAATACTCATAGGCTTTTCTTCTACAGCAGGTTCAGGTGTTACAGTTGTATCTTCCACTGGCGTTTCTACAGTCTCTTCTGTATGAACTGTATTACCAGCTTCGGCTTGTAAATCAGATAAGGAAAGAGTTTTCTTTTCCATCTAATAGTCCTCCTTAGTTGTAATTGGAAATATCTTTTAAAGTAAGGTTATCCTTATCAAAAACTAGATTGATAGATGATGTATCAATAGTCATTCTAATAAGTAATACATTTACTTCAATAAATGAACAGTCTACGGTAATAGACGACATAGGAGCAAGATATGTTTGTATCTGTTCTTTTGCAGTTTCCTCTAACTCATGTAGTCTGTCACTGTTTATAAATTTATATCTACTATACAAACCAATACCACATTCTGGATTGTTTTGTAATGTACCAGGTTCTAATAAGAATAATCTAATAATATCTACAGCTATTGCTCTAGCATTAGTATATTCTGTTGGTGTATTAAATGAGTCTATAGACAAGGCATATTCTTTAATTCTAGAAGATGTCTTATATTTATTAGTTTCCATAGTGCCTCCTTTCGGCTTATTCAGTAGCTTTAAGCATCTTATTATAAAGTTGGGCCTGTGAAAACATACATGTAAACTGCCCTAAAGGAGGTACCATATGGCAACAAAGAGATTTAAGTGCCCATTCTGCGAAAAACGTCTTGAACGTGAACCACTAGTGAGACACATACAAAATAAACACCAAGAGTTAATCCCTGAGGGACACTCTGCTGCAAGAATCGTATTTAATATCATCAATAAGAAATCTAAAGGTTCTTGTGTAATCTGTAAGAATGAAACACAATGGAATGAAAAAACTTGGAGATATAATAAGTATTGTAGTGATAAGTGTAAACATGAAATGCGTAAACGTGCTTTAGAAAATATGCATAAAGTACATGGTCGTTATTCGTTTATGCATGATCCTGAACACCAAGAAAAGATGTTAGCAAACCGCCGTATATCTGGTACATATAGACATAGTGATGGTACAACTTTCACTTATACTGGCACTTATGAAAAACGTGCTATTGAGTTTATGGATAAGGTGTTACACATCCCTAGCGATGATATTATGATGCCTGGGCCAACTATCCAATACGTAGACCAAGATGGTGTTACACGAAATTGGATTACGGATATATATTATATACCATATAACCTCATAATCGAAGTTAAAGATGGTGGGGATCATCCTAACACTAGAAGCATGCCAGAATATAGAGCTAAACAGAAAGCCAAAGAGTTTAATATTATTACGATAGACAAGTATAACTACATTCGTCTTACTGATAATAACTTTGCACAACTACTAGCTATATTTATGGAAATGCGATTCAAGCTTGAGGATAATGATAATACTAAGACTTTCAATATTAATGAATTTACTTCATGGTGTGAGAATGCCATCAAGGAACTTAAAGGAGAAGATTAAATGTCTAATCTAAAAGAGTTCACTGCTAATGTTGGTGGGGTTCCACCAGCTGGGGCAAGTGATCAAATCGTAGTACAATATGGTTATAGTAATTCCTTTACTGGTGATGAATCAGTAGAGGGTTACGGTTTAACTAAAGACCTAGAAGATGATACTATTAAAGTAAAATCTTCTGACGGTACAAAAGAATATAAGAAAGAAGAATTCTTAAAAGACCGTAAGTTTAACTTATACCGTTTCAAAGGTGAAGATAAACGTAAGCTAGAAGCTAATAACTTCTATGAACAATTGACTGGTATGGAACTAATCTCCCATGACCAAATCAAATACAATAAAGATTTTGAAGAGATTACATTTAAACCAAATCAAACATTGGTTGAAATGAATTCTATCATTGCTACTTTAGAGCAAGAAGTAGAAATGTCTAATAATGACTTCTCTAAACTACCAGATGAGTATATGCCATTACTTGGTGAATTAGAGAAGAATAAAGCTAAAGAGATAGTAAGAAATCATCCAGATATTGACGTTATGTCTGATAACGATGGATACTTTGCTATCAATACTAAGACAATGAATCGTACTGATTCTGTTGATGAATTAGATAAACTATTACTATCCGACACTGTACTGTCTGATACGCCATGTAGTAATAGTGACACTTATGTTAAAGAAGCATTCTTAAACTGTGACCCTAACTCATTTATACTAACTACGCCAGAATCTGAGTTAGAGTTAGATAAACAAATGGATCTATTCTATGGGTTAACTTACGACCAACGTAAGAACTCTGATGATGTATCTATTCGTTTATTCGGTAAGACTAATGCAGAGCGCTATGAAGAACTAAAGAAGCATTTCTTAAATCAGCCTATAAAGTATGATAGTATTGCTCTTACAGAAGATGCTGAAGTTGATATGAGTGATGAAGATATACAGTTAAAGAATAGTGCTATTCTTAATCGAGCAAATATGTTTGGCATCAATCTCGCCAATAAGGGTAGAGAGATGCGTGCTGCTAAAGATTGGTCTTTGAATACAGGTATCTATATTATGAACCTATGCAAGTCTATTGTATCTTTAGAAGAACTGTGGACTTTATATAAGGGTATGCCTATTCAATTACAACAAATGTCTGACTGGAAATTATTAGAGTTAGTTGGTTGTACTAATGAGACATTCTATAACTTTATGAAGTCTCATCTATTGAATACTACTGAGCTTAGATATCCAGATATTACTCTTATTGAGAATACTGATGTATGGGGTAATCAACCACAAGAGCCAGTATTACCATCTGGTGTACCATTCTTCTCTCCAGAAGAAATAGAAGAGAGATTAAAAGAATACACTAAAAAATATAAGACTGATATTGATTGTGTAGATATGCTTGCTTGGTTAGATGCATATAAAGACATCTGGCAAGGTGTAGATATTAGCACAAATAAAGATAAACGTCTAGCATTCAATAAATGGTTTACTATGGTTAATAAGACTATTAAACAATGGAGAACGTCTGCCAGTGAAGAAGAGCTTGTAAGTGCTACAGAGAAGCTATTAGCCTTAGGTGTACCAACTACTAAGTTCTTACCATCTGATAGTATAGCTTATAAGAAACGTCTTCAAAGTGTAGCTAAACAAAAAGTCATTGATAGAATTCTTAGAGAGACTGCTATTAATGAAGCTAAAGATATCCCTGTAGAGTTCAATGACTATGGTGATCTCTTGATTACTAAACCTGAGAAGATTGACTATACTAATGAATTCTTCAAGGTTCATCGTCTATTAGTTATCTATATGACAGCTGGTAATATAGAAGGTGTTAAATTTGAATCAGCCAAGCTTTGGTATATGAATACATGTATCGAATCTATGCTAAATAAAGGTCATAAGAATAAAGCTCTAATTGATACTAGAGCAAGAATTCTAAATGACTATACTAAGTGTATGATCTATATCCTAAATAAGGAAAACAATTTCAACTTCACTAAGTATTATAGTACAACTAAATTCAATGATAAGGTTATCCGTATTAAGGGTTCTACATTGAAATATACGTTGGACTATCTTAAAGCAGTTTTATTCTTACGATAAAAATTAATAAATGGTGGTACATACCTATATATGTACCACCATAAATTGTGTCTTGGAGGTAAGCGTTATGATATTGACATTAGGACAAAAGTTTCTTAAATATGATAATGGTAATAATATTAAAGAGCTTTATAGAGTGACGTCAACTAATATTAAAAACTTCTATGGAGTTACTGAGATTATAGGTAACTCTGGTAGAAAAGGTATAGCAAGAGATTTGGTTAATAAAGAATATAAAGCTCTTAACCCACACTGTAAGCTACATATTGAAATAGCACAGTTAAAGAATGGTCAAGAAGATGTAGTTCTTTCTATCTATAATGAAAGAGAATCTTATGGTTATCCATTCTATATTTGTAGAGTGGGTTATAAGGATTCAGTTACTGGTCATGCTCATCCTGGTAAGTGCTGTACTAAAGCACTACTAGAAAATAATTCAGTAGAAGAATATGAGATGTCTTATATGAATCTGATGGGTGATGTAAAAGAGTTACACTCTAAGATGACTATAGATTTATATGTAAATGATAATCATAGTACGATTATACCACTTATTGCTACAAACACAACTATCACTGAGAAGATCTTTGATCTCTTAGTTGATAGATATTTTGGTGTCACATATAAAGATACAATGCTGTCTTGTCTTACTAAGTTCTTTGATGGGATTAATTTCCAATCATACTTTAGAGCCAATTTTAAAATTAAACGTATTGAACTATCGTTTAAAGACAGACATCTTACACACGGTCAATTGACTCGTGGTGATATCTTTGTTCTTGAAGCAGCAGCTAAAGCTATCTTCTTAGATTGTATAGTTACGGAATATTATCATGACGTAAATCTATACGATATCAAGAGCAAGTATATGCTAGTTGAAGATAAGAATGATAGACTCTATGTAGTCAACTATATAGACAAGAATGAAATCCAAGGTATATACCTATAAAACCAAAGAGTTTTATGGTTATATAATATAAAGGTGTGTACATGGGTATTGTGTAGACAATTACAGTACCCCAAACACCTAGGTAATTTTCTATATTTTAAAGTAAGGAGGAAATAGCTATGAGTTATTTCAAACCAGGATTCGTACAGGATCCAAATCTTATGCCACAACAATTCACTTCTATGGAGTATCTTGTTGATGCAATTAATGCAGGTAATCCTCGAAACAAAGAGGACAATTCTGTGCAAAATGAAGATGTAGATATCCAATTGGATTTCGCAGACTTCGATGCAGATTACACTGGTAAACTAGTTTCTACTAATGAAATCTGCTCTCAAGTATCCGATGTACTTGGTCGTATTTTCCCTGACTTCGCAGGTTGCCGTGAAGCATATAGCAATGGCCGTATCTATATCGAATTAGGTTTCGATATTAACTTAGGTGCTGGTCAAGACGGTATCAAAGCATTAGAAACTTTAAAAGAAGCTCAAGCTAATAACCAATTAGATGAGCAAACTCAACGCATCATGGCTATGACTAATAGCATGCGTAATAGTCGCAACTCTAATGGCTACATTGATGAAAACTTCGCTGGTTTCCGTATGACAGATATTGCTATTACTATCTTGAAAAAGATCGCAATCTCTGATTACAACCGTGATGACAAAGGAAACAAAGATTTCCGTACAATCAATATCGCTTACGAATACGATCAATACACTAACAAGATCAGTTTAATCGTTCGTGGTATGACTTTAGAAAAAGCTATGTCTTTGGTATATGGCGACAAATACCAATACAAAGTTACATTGGGTGCACAATCCCGTCGTAACGATGTAGGCTATGTTTTAGAAGTACGTCGTATCAAACAATCCAAAGTTAACGAATTACAAAACCGTTACGTTGGTGCAGTTATCGGTAACGATCGCTTCGTAAAACCACGTCGATAATTAAATCAAATATCACTATGATAGGTCTTTACTAGTTCACTTGTTACAGATCATCATCGCCTATCATAGTGATACATAAAAAATATAACCCCGCAATAATCAATCTCTTTCTTTCTTAACACAATATTCATATAACTTACATGCGGGGTTTATTTTTTCTTTAAGGAGACTTACAATTATGGAAAAGAAACAACTGACATATGAAGTTGTTGAAGGTGGCATTGATGTTATCGTAGAAGAGCGAGGTAATACTCTTATTCGATTAGCTGAAGTGTCATGGAATAATAGACCTGCAAAACTTGAGGTCCGTAAATGGATGGTCAATACTGACGGAGACTTTACTCCTAACAAGGGTGTAGTATTCTCCACACCTGAAGGACCTACAGAACTAGTCCATGCTCTATTAGAGAATGGATTTGGTGACAATAAAAAGATCAAGGAGATTATGGAGTCTCGTGGGGTTGATCTTAATGTAACTATTGAGGAATCCGAAATTTCTGATAATAATGGGTCAGATTACTATGATCCTAGGGAGATTTTGGAGGGATAATCCGTGGTTTCTGATAATACGGTTTTATACAAAAATGGAACAGTGCATGATAATTCATATATCTTTTCCATTTCTAGTTTGATTGGTAAACTATACCGATCAAACTTCTGGTCTCAAGCCAGAATTGATAAATTATTCGATAGATTGGGTGTTGCTAAAGAGGACGTTAAAGGGTCTACCAACTGCCATGCCTACTCTATCCCACAATTGAATAATATTACAGATAAGCATATTCTAACTTATATTGTAAAATGCTACCACAATAATAAAACTGAGTTATTGGAAATGGGTTTTACTGAAGAAGAGTTTGAATATCTTATCAAAAATAGTGAAGCTATTCATAAGATATATATTATGAATGGCCGTTATATTATCTCAATTTGCTAAGAAACATACTAATGAGTTGTGATGGCAATTACAGCTTTAAAGATCCTTTCTTTGCAACAAACGCATACACAGTATAACCCTAACTGGCACTGTCAGTTAGGGTTATATTGTCTTTTATTTTTTATAAGCATACAAACAAATCTGTAATAGAGAAGGCTAAGTTGTGTTGGCGTATCCTGCTCTCTATTACCCACAGTTAGATTGTGCAGAGATTTCATAAAAGTACACCCCCTAATGTACTTCCTAAAAAAGAAAATTCACATACCCCAACAACCATTGAAAAAATCTCTTTTCTTCAATAAGATTCACTACTATTATCGCTCCCAATCAGTAATAGTAGAAATGATATTAAGCAGACTTCGTCACTGCTAGTGTATCCAAACCTAATACATAAACACTACTACAAGACGTAAAACAATTACAATCCAAATCTTCAATTAGTTCTCTGCACACTCTAATTGCTGTATGGTTAATAACCATACAGCATTCCTACTGTTTATTTTTATAATCATATAAACAAATCAGTAATGATGGTTAGGTACTAACTAAAAATATACATACATAGTACGAATTTTTTCGTGGTATTGCTTCACTGATACCGAAGTGATAATTCAGATACTCACCCTATAACTTGTCTACGCTTATAGGGAAATTGACTCCACAATCAACTTAGAATATTACCTAGTGCTTAACTAACTTGAATAACCTATCATAATAATAGACCTTTCTGAGCCTAACCATCATAGAACACGCCAAAGAGATTCCCTATATAGGCATTGCCTATATAGGGGTTTCTTGTGTCTTAGATATGATAATTCTCAATGAGCTTACTAATATTACCTAAGAGTTTAGGTAAATTAGATTTGATATGGTTGCTAGTTTCTTTAATACCGTGTGTGCCGTCTGCATCGAATGTATCGATATCAGCCATGATAGAAACTATACCATTATTGAATATAGTATAAGTGTATTTAGATGTCTCATCAAATATACAGATACCCATAGCTGTACCACATTTACGTACTTGCTTGCTTAACTGTACAGTATCACTAATATGGATATTTTGATGAGTAGAGCAAATCTTAGGATAAATACAATTAGATAGAGCATCTGATACCAATTCGGATGCTAATTGTACATCATCTAAAAGATATTCGAATGTAATTAGGTTCATAATAGACCTCCCCTTGTTAGAATATAATATAGACGTAAATAGCTATTATAAGTGTTTAATAGACTTTACATTTATATAACTAAAGAAAGGATGTGATCTTCTTTATGAATTTAGATATAACTGGTGGTATGGGTAACCAAATGATCCCTACTAACCAGAACGTTGTAGACTTCTCTCAACGTAAAATATATTTCCAGATGGGTACTAGAAACAAATCTTTCCTAGATATGCACAAGTACCTTGAAGCTATTGGTATAAAGAATAATAAATTCATGCTAACTCTATTGGATCCAGACTTAGCATATATTGACCCACATGATCCAAATCTAAACCAATACTATAAGTCTAAAGTCTTAGCTGAGTGTATGGTAAACTTCTGGTACTTTGTACGTGAAGTTGTACGTGTACCAGCTCAAGGTGGTAGTGGTACTGGTTCATACTACACTTTAACACGTGGTGGTATGGCACTATTCTTCTGTACTATATTTAACTACAATATCTTTCTAGACTTACCTCGTCAGCAAGGTAAAACATTGTCCGCATCTATATGGTATCTATGGGCATTTAACTTTGCTACATCTAACTCAACGTTTGCATTTATGCATAAGTCTTTGGACGGTTCTAAAAAGAACTTATTAGGTCTTAAAGACTTACGTGATTGCTTACCATCTTATTTACAAATGACAGAATCATTTACAGTTGGTGATAAGAAGACCAAAGCACAAAACTCTGTAATGACTTTGTCTCATAGTATTAACCGTAACCGTATTATCACTGTAGCATCTGCTCGTACTCGAGTTGCTGCACAGTCTTTACTACGTGGTATGTCCGTACCATTATGGTGGGCAGACGAATGGGCATTCGCACCATATAATGAAGACATCTATCTTAACGCTATCCCTGCATGGAAACGTGCAGCAATGAACTCTGAAGCCAATGGTGCACCATTCGGTATACTATTCACTACAACACCAGGATTCTTAACTGATGAGATGGGTAGATATGCTAATAATATGCGTGAAGATGCTACACCGTTTAGTGAAAACTGGTATGACTTAACTAAAGCACAGATAGATGAGATTAAATCTGCTAATATGCGAAGTAGTTTCGTCTATATCAGATTCACTTACCAACAGTTAGGTCGTTCCGAAGAATGGTTCAAACAAATCTGTATCGACATGCAGAATAAATGGGAAGCCATTCGTCGAGAAGTTCTACTTGAATGGGCAGATTTCTCTGAGAATTCTCCATTTACACAAGATGAATTAGAAACTGTAGATCGTTTAACTATAGACCCTATAGCAACTATTCCATTAAACAATAATAAGTTTACTTTGAATATGTACGGTAAGCTTGAGTATAAGAATAATGGTGAGCCAGTAGACCCTCCTATCATAGGGGTTGACGTTTCTGGTGGTTATAAACGAGATAGTTCTGCTATTACTGTAATTGATTCTAAGACAACTAAAGTTATTGCTATCTTAAAGTGTAATTACATTAGTCAAAAAGACCTAGCTAAATGTATCTATGAAATAGTTACTAAGTATATGCCTAATGCCGTAGTCAATGTTGAATTGAATGGTGGTTTTGGTGCAGCTGTAGTATCTATGCTCATGAAAACTAAGATTAAGAAAAATCTTTACTATGAATTTAAAGAACGTATCTTAGAAGAAGTTAATGAGGGGCCTGGTAAAGTTAAACGTACTAAGAAGATAATGAAAGTTTATGGTTTAAACTCTAGTAAAACTGTACGTGATCTTTTGATTCAAATCTTAAGAGAGCGTATGGATAACCATAAAGACAAATTCATTTCTAAGATACTATACCAAGAGTTCCGTGGTCTTGAAGTTAAACGTAATGGTAAAGTTGACCACTCTGCAACTACACATGATGATGCTACATTCTCTTATTTGATGGCATTGTATGTATGGTATGAGGGTAAAGATCTTAAAGAACGTTTCGGTATCAATAAGTCAGTTATTATGACAGACTCTGCAACTGAAGAGGAAGTATTCAATCCAGAAGCAGAAGAGCTAATGGATATTACTGATGATATCGTTAAAGTTCAAAAAGATATGCTTACTACAGATGATACTAAAAAAGACAATATGGATGTCATTAATGAGCTCCGTAAATGTCTTGGTGTTACATTTGATGAATGGGATAAGAAACGTGAAGCTGAAGATGAGAAAGAACTCAAAGAGGCAATGCAAAACCCTGTATTCTTACAAGCATATGCTACCAAATACAATATGACTAAAGACCAAGTTGATATGTATCGTGACGAATCTACATCTACATTACCTATGAATGCTTATAGTATGATGCCAGATGAAGAGTATAGTGTTCTCCAAGGTAATTTAGCTGATAAATATAAGAGTCTATAATATATTTCCACAGTAGGGTACTTCCTTACTGTGGAATTAATTTTAAATAGCACATAAACAAAGCAGTAAAATTAATTAAACCCTATCAAGGAGGAGAAAGCGATGTTTGGTATCCATCAAAATGAATATGATATTGCATCTGAACGGGAGTTAGCCGAGATTCTATCCGTATTCAATTCTGATTATATCTTCGATGTAGTCAGTTCTAATATTGAAAGACGGTATGAGTGCCATATAAGCCCTATGCCCAATATCCCTAACGTTTTCAAATATAATTTTGAAAATATGTATATCAAGTTCCCTATGGACAAAGAGAATACTAAAGCCAGAGAGCAAGAGATCTATAATGAGATCATTGACCAAGTTTGTAAAGCAACCAATCTTACATTCCAACCAGCTATTGACGGGTTGGATGCTTATTTTGCATCTAACTGTATTTATGACTTAATGGTTGCACGATTTAGTGATCATATGGTTACTGCTATTACTAAGCTTATTGTAAACGAGGCTAATAATATTTGTGATGCTTTAAATATGGATGAGCTTAAGAAGAATAAAGATGCTAGTACTATTTATAATAGAATGAATCATAAGAATGATAAACTTGTGGTGATTCTCTCTAATATGGAACTAGTTCTTAAATATATCGCTGGTTTAACTATTACATTTGACCAGTTTGTAAACTTAGCATATGACCAACCTATCAGTGACGTTATTAATAGTAATTTCAGTGATAATGGTACAGTATTTAGAGATGCTATGGAAGCAATTTTATCTAGTAATCAACTATTACCAGATTATATCACTAATATCAGATTAAATCTTCAAGGAGTAGAATTATAATGGAAGAAAATAAAGTAGTAGATATCAATGAAGTTACTGTAGTTACTGAGAATGAACCAGAGACTGAGATTCTTACACCAAAAGAACCAGTAGCTGAAACTACAGCACAACCAGAAGAGAAATCTCAAGATGAAGTATTAAAAGAAGTTGAAGATGAAATTGATGCATTAGATCTTGAAAAGAAAGACATCAAAGCTACAGATGCAGACTTCACACAAATCAAAGTAGAAGGCTTTGAAGATGCTCCAGTAGAAGCTATTGCTAAAGTAGCATCTATCTATGATAAACTACAAGTACCTGAAGGACAAGAAGAACCAAAGTTAAATCTTATCATAGAACTTGGTGATCAATCTGTATACTTCTTGAATAAAGCTAAAGAGCAAGAAGTTCCTCAAGATATCTTGTCTTCTTGGTTATATAATGTAGTAGTAGACTTTGGTCAAGCTTGTACTGTACAAGCTTTTACTGCTATTAATGAAAAGATTGAAAAGATCACTAATAAAATCAATGAATCTGGTTTAGCTAATACAGCAGCTACAGATTCTTACACTAGTCTTGTACAACGTTTCCAAGATGGTATCGAAAAAGCAGAAGATCCTGAGATCAAAGCTCAAATGGAACACCGTCTAGCTTGTCTACAAGACTCTGAAAAAGCAGAATATATCTTCAACTACTATAAAGCTAACCATTCTGCATTGAACCCTACAAAGTTATTGAAAAACTGTAAGCATAATCATGATACAATTACAAGAATGCTGAATAAAATCGGCATCAGTAAACTTGATTCTAGTGTAGTATTTACAGCTGCACAAGAATTAGGTTTACCATTGTATCCTATCTATGCAGTGGAACATGCACTAGCTAAAATCAATATTAGTGATAAGGGTAATGTACTATTCTTATTCTACTTCTTATTAAACTTAGCTAATGCTATTTCTGCCCGTAAAGCTAAGAAAGAGACAGATTTCACGAAACAAATAATTAATAATTTCGTGTCTCTTATCACTTACTTAGACCAAGCGATGAACGAGTACATTAAAGAAAAAGAAGCTAATCGTCTTAATCGCTTGCAATCTACAGGTAAGACTAAGAAACGCAAATAATTATTATTTACTATAAGGAGGCTTTAATGGCAGACTATTTTAAAAATGGTCCTAAGTTCCTAGAAGTCGATCCTACAAGAGATATGCCTTTTGTAAAAGTATATGATGCTGAGTATACCCGAGGATACCAATGTCCTCGGGTTGAACTCATTGATGTAACACATGAGATCAAACAAGCACTGCTTGTTCGATTTCAATATGCGACACCTGAGCATTGTTATGCTTGCTATCTTGAGGCAGGGTCTCCGACTTTATGGGATATAGACTATGTGAAAGATGGCAGATTGGTTAAATTAAGTGGCCGTGTTAAATGTTTTGAATTCTTAAAGCACAATACACGTGCACCATTTACTTATAACCTAAACAAAATGGACATGGAAGATCCAACTGTAGTAATTCAGTTTGATTGCTCTATGGACTATGATTCTAGAGTTGTATCTATTGATATTACCAAACTTCGTAGATTACAATTCTCTAAAGCGAACTATGATTTCTTAAATGAAGGCGTAGCTATCAAAGTACCTAATGATGCTTATAACTTCATGGATCGTAAGTTCCCTATCATTAGTAAAGAATTAGACTTATTACCTCGTCCTTTGGATACTAAGAATACTATTGTGGCTGACAATATGTTCGCATTATGCTATGAATTAGCTGATGCTGGTACATTAGATGCTACCAATCTAGTATCTGCAAACTCAATGTTTAGAGAATGCCGTAAACTTGCTAGTGTTAAATTGGAAAACATTGGTAAGCTTACTTCCGCAAATGATATGTTTTATAATGCTAAAAGCCTTACGTCTGTAGATCTAAGTGGATCTACAGATCTTCGTTTTGCTGATGGTATTTTCTATCAATGTGAAAAACTTGAGTCTGTAAAAATGGACGTATCTAAGTTAGAAACTGCTGATATGATATTTGCTGGTTGTAATGCACTTAAAGATATTGAATTAGCTCCAGTTAAAGGTCTTAAAACTGATCTTTGGTTAGCTGATTCTAATAAGATTACAGACAAATCTGTAACTAATATTATTAATGCATTATCTCCAGACGTTAAGGGTAAGCATATTGCTTTCCCTAAGAATACAGAGTGCCCTAAAGAAGTAGCCAAATTGGCTAACGACCTAATTACTAATGGTAATTGGGTTCTTGAAGGTCTTGTATTACCACCTAAAGAAGTTTGGGTTATTGAAACTATTGAGAAAGAAGAGGAAGATAACGTGATTATTAAAAAAGATGGTGTGTTAGATCATGTTGAAACAAAAGACGATGTTGTAACCACAAAACCTGAAGATAAAAAAGAAAATACAGTTCCTAATCACCCTGGTACAGGCGAAACTACACCTACTGTAACTCCAGGAAAAGAAGAAACTACACCTACTGATGGGCATACTACTGGTGATACTACTGAAACTCCTGTAGCACCTGTTACACCAGCAGTTCCTACAGTTCCTTCTACAGAAGAAACTCATACAGAAACTCCAGTAGCTCCTGTAGCTAATGAAGAAACACATGAAGCCACTCCAGCTGTACCACCTACTGGCGAGGAAGCTCATACTGAAGTTCCTGCAGTTCCTGGTAATACTGAAGAAACTCATACTGAAACACCAGTTGCCCCTGTTACTCCAGTAGCTCCCGCTACAGGTGAAGAAACTGGTACTGTAGTTGATGATACTAACCCTGTATTACCACCTACTCCAGCAGTTCCTTCTACAGAAGAAACTCATACAGAAGTTCCTGGTAATACCGAAGAGCATACTGAAACTCCAGCAGCTCCAGTAAACAACGAAGAAACTCATGCTGAAGAAAACCACACTTCTGAAGAAACTTCCCATGAAGCTACTCCTGCTGTACCAACTACAGGTGAAGAAACTCATACAGAAGTTCCTGCAGTTCCCGGTAATACAGAAGAACACACTGAACAACCAGCAGCTCCAGTAAACAATGAAGAAACTTCCCATGAAGCAACTGGTAATACAGAAGAAACTCATGAAGCTACTCCTGCTGTACCTACTACCGGTGAAGACACTCATACAGAAACTCCTGCAGTTCCAGGTGGCATTGTAATTCCAGAATCTACCGGAGATGAACCACCAGTGGTATATCCATCCGCTCCACCAGTAGGCGGATCCGATGATCCTAATCCTGTATTACCTCCAGCGCCAGCTCCAGCTGAAGGTGAACACCATGAAGAAACACCAGTAGCCCCTGTTCCTCCTGTTGGTTCTGAAGAACATCACGAAGATGGTCATACAGAAGAAACTCATGAAGCTACACCAGCAGTTCCTTCCACAGAAGAAACACACACTGAACAACCAGTAGCTCCTGTAGCTAATACTGAAGAAACTCATACGGAAGAAAACCATACTTCTGAAGAAACTTCTCATGAAGCAACTCCAGCTGCTCCAGTAGCTAATGAAGAAACACATACTGAAACTACAACTCCAGAAGCGACTGGTAATACAGAAGAGCACACTGAAACAGCTTCTCCAGTAGCTAATACCGAAGAAACTCATGAAGCTACTCCTGTAGTTCCTTCCACAGAAGAAACTCATACTGAAACTCCAGTAGCTAATGAAGAAACACATACTTCTGAAGAAGGTCATACAGAAACTGCAGCTACAACTGAAGAAACTCATACTGAGCAACCAGCAGCTCCTGCAGCAGGCGAACACAACGAAGATTATTTATAATATTTTAAAGATGTAAGGGAACGAGTGATATAATGGAAACACATATTTGGACTATTGATGGTACCGATTTAAGCCAAGTAATAGATAATGAAGAACCTGGTGTCGTCCAGGTCAAGACAATTAACTTTGTCATTTGTAGTATAATTAATATGGTATCTATATATAGTAGTATGGTTCCTAGAGTATCGGGGTTTGGGAAATTAGATCAGAATAGGAACAGTATTGCTACTAAGGCACATTTAAACCTAGTCCACGGTGTCCTAGATAGTATCATTAATGATAAAGTCATTAATGTATTAGATACTGGTATCGAGAATAATATACCCATTACTATTGATGAGCTCCTAGAGTGCTACTATAGCGCTAACAATAAAATCTTTGATAAGTTTTACCGAAGAAGAGTGATCAAGTACAATAATACTGAACGTTTACACGTTTATGACTTATTAAAGTGCTTCACCCTAGTTGGTGCTATGTGTAGAACTCTAGGTGTTTATGATAATGACCCAGAATTTGTCACTGATGTAAAAAATAACTTGTATAACGATAAAGTAATTATAGATAGAGAGTTCTTTATGAATCTATATGAGCTAGTCAGAAAAGTAATAGATAAAATTGAACAAAGAAAATTGGACTATGGGACACATATATCTAAAGATACTCTAAATTCTAGAACGATTGATACATTAGTAGCAGAAGATGAATACGGTGCTATAACTAATAAAGAAGCACAAAAAATAATAACGAATCTCGTTAAACGATGCATTATTCTTTCAGGGAGTCTATAAGTACTATAATTTTTTTTTGTAATTTATTTTTTAAGTCAACTCCAAATTACAAACTAATAGATATATTTCAAAAACTGTTTTTACTATATAAGAATCTAGCATGTAGCTGTCTAATCAGAAGACAAAACTTATACATTATATTTTACACAGCAAGACTATAATACTTTTTTT